CATACTGCAATACCACAACAGCGCGCTCTCGGCCGTCGCGGTATCGTCGGACGCGGCCGAGATCCCTATGCGCGGCTCCGTCGCGTACTGCGCCTCCAAGGCCGCTCTCAACATGGCCGTCAAGGTCATGGCGCGCGAGCTAGCTCCGCTCCATCGCATCAACGCGGTCGCGCCCGGCATGGTGGAGGACACGGACATGACCGACTACATCGATGATGCCGTGCCCACATTCCGTGGCTGGACTCCGGATCAGGCCCGCAACTATGAACGGCAGAACGTCCCAACTAAGCGGCGAGCGAGCCTCGCAGAGGTAGCCGAGACAATCGCCTGGGTCCTGACCGGCCCGGCACAGATGACCGGCTCTATCATCTCAATCAACGGAGGCCGCTAATGTTTATCGACGTCAGAATTCATCTTGGCCGTAAGGAAGAGATACCGGACGACAAGCTGATGTCGCAGATCCTATCGGCGCTTTACGGCCGGATGGGCGACAACGGCTGGACTTCAGTAATGGTAGAACACCCCATCCCGGAGGAAGCAAAATGACCGACTTCAGCCACCCGGTAAGCCTCTGGGACCATTTCAATATCGGGATGATCCGTGACTTCCCCAGATTTATCGACACATACCCGGTTACCGGAGGCCTGTACCTTCACCTAGGCTCCGGCCGGAAGACAATCGACGGCAGCCCTATGGCCACATACGACTGGCGCAATCTTGATTACCCGGAATGGGACGCCAACAAGGACCAGCTACCGTATGACGATGAGTCGGTCGATGGCATCTTTACCTCCCACGCCATGGACCATTTCGCCCGGCCGGTCTTTGTGCTCGCAGAAGCACAGCGAGTCCTCAAGGTGGGCGGCTGGTTCGTCAACATAGCCGGCCACTATACCTCGGAGCTAGCGCACAACTGTTTCGAGCACCGTACCCGGTTCGCGACTGACGTCTGGAAGAATGCCTTCAGCGACCACTACTATGACACCGGAGACGGAGCCGTTGACGGTGATGATGGGAGAGGCTGGAAGCTCCGGATTGGCTTCAACATGATCATGGGCCTAACGGAGCGCAACACGGTTCTCGTGACGCAGCTGATCCGCACCGAGGACTTTGTGGAGTACTGATGCCGGACAAGTACGCAGTCTACATCCCGACTCGCGACCGGACGCGGTACCTCATCCGCGCTATCAGGGCCGTGCACGAGGCTCTGGCAGCCCAGGACGCCACCGTACCGGTTCACGTTACGACCGCTAGGCAGTTCCAGCGGGAGACCGGAGAGGCGATTACCCGGAGCCGTCTCGCGCTGCCTATGTGGCGCGACGGACGGGAATGGAGCGAGCCCGCCAAGGGCATCGGCTACGCCAGAGACCTCTGCGTCAGGCACGCGAACGCTCGCGGCTACAAAGCTATCGTCATGATCGATGACGATCAGGTCATCAAGGGAGACCTTATGGGCCTCCTGGCGGCAGCCTCCCGTGATGACGTTGTCGGAATCGGAGCCTGGGAGTCAATACACGGCCTGTTCTCGCGCGGTACCGCTATGGCGGAGAACTACCGCGAGCCCGGTATCTGGCTCCACAACGGAAGCCTGGGCTATCACTGCTTTGGCCTGAACGTCGGCAACGTTCAGTACGTCGGAGGATTTGACCCTAAGCTCCGGATGGCCGAGGATGTCGAGCTAGCCCGGTATGCCTACAAAGGCATGAACGTTCCCTGGTATATCTATACCGGGATATCCACAAACGGAATGTTGCGGCAGAATCCAGGGCCGGAATTCGGTGGCGTGTCGATGGATGACCGGTCGGCCGAATCCTGGGCGCGCGTTCACCAGGCATTCTTCGACCGTTGGGGCGAGCGCTATATCTCGCGGCCTCCGGCCAAGTACCGCTGTCGGTGGAGGAATTTCATAACCGACTGCCTCAACGTTGACGATTACATTCTCGGCAATATCCATACCACAAAGGCATTTGACTGGGAGGTCGGAGAGAAATGAATTATCAGGTAGACACAATCGACTGGCAGTCAGTCGCGAGTATCGACCTCTGGCTGGACGGAGCGGTAGCCGTCAAGTACCAGAACCAGCCCATGGCGCAGGACTGGGCCCGTGTGGCGAAGATCACCGAGGAACTGAGCGAGGCCATGGAAGCCCTGGACTCCATGACGGACGCGACCGATGAGGACTACTCGCGCATTAGCCATATCCTCATTCCTCTCGGCAAGTCGATTGCCGACCTCATCCTGTTTACCGGCCAGAATCCCCGCAAGCCGGAGAACGCAGAGGCATTCGGCGCGATGCTGGACGAGATAGCCGATGTGGTATTCACCGGAATTCTCGCGCTTCAGCATTTTACAAAGGATGCGCAGATGACGCGCGATATACTAATGGGTAAGCTCGCGACGATATATGCGCGAATGCAGGCGAATCAGAACGGAGACGGCAATGCGCATTAACGTCTACTCTCAGGAACTCACCCCGGAAATTGAGCTGGTATCCAAGCTAGCCGATACCGGCATCCGGTATTTCGGAGCCCGCATGTACCTCGCGAGCCCGGACATCCTTCACCACACGGCCGACGATGACGACCGGAGCGCCATTACGTTCTGGCTTCCGGCCAACAAAACTTTTAGCAAGCATGATCTCTCCGAGGTATTCCTGGAGATGGCATCACTCATACTCAACGCACCAGAACCGGAGAAGAACTGATGGCTGGACCAGGACCACACCCCAACGATCCGGGCGACCGGCCTAGGCTGCCCGTCCGCTGGGCCGATCAGGCGATGTACTCGGCCGAGCCCGTTGACGCAAGCGGCCCCACGGTCACGGTAGTCGACATGACCGCGAATCCGCTCCGGCTAGTCGCGGCGGTCAGCGAGCTATACCGGGGTGGAGTCTTTACTGACCCACGCCTGGTGACGCAGGAACGGGCGATGGAGTGGTACCACGGTGCGCTCAAGGCGCGCGGCCTACCGGCTCCGCTCGAATGGGTCAGCATCTCCCTCCACATCTCCGGCGTCACGCGAGGCTGGACGCACCAGGCCGTCCGGCAGAGGACGGCTACCTACGTCCAGGAGTCGATGCGATTCGCGGTCAAGGATGATGCCGAGACGGCAATCATCATGCCGGAATTCATCGCGAGGCTAGCGGAAGATCACCCGCTGCGAGTCGAGTGGACGACCACATCCCGGTACATAGCCGCGAGCTACGGCCGGATGGTGAACGGTGGCGTTCCGGCCGAGGACGCTCGCGGAGTCCTGCCGACCAACATCGGTACCCGGATGCACTACCACACGAATCTCCGGAACCTCATCGATCACGCCGGGCTCCGGCTCTGCTCGCAAGCGCAGTATGAGTGGAAGCAGGTCTGGGCACAGATCATCCGCGCCATCCTCGCCTACGGCCCGGACGAGGAACGCTGGCAGCAGGAAGCAATCGTGCGGATGTTCCGGCCCGTCTGCTATCAGACCGGCCGCTGTGAGTTCATGGGCCCAGCTGACCGGCACTGCGACATCCGCGACCGCGTGGAAGAGCACCACAGAAAAGGCGACCGGCCGGAGACGTGGACCGACATTCACCCGCACGAGCCGCTTAGCTACGGCGCAGCCCGGAGGCCATAATGGCCGAGGACGCACCATCAGACGCCGAGGCATTCCAGCGGATAGCCGAGCACATCATCGGCGCATTCCAGGTAATGGCGAGTAATGCGCACGTCCATATGTGGGATATACTAGGGGTAAAGCTACCGGCGAGCCCTATTCACCCGCGTATGCCGGCGAGCAGCACAACGACCGTACTCCTCAAATGTCGCGGCTGTCAATGGCCGGCGACTACTGAGCTTGACGGTATCTGGACCAAAGAGCAAGTCAGAAAGGCGAGCGAATGAATACCCAAGAGGAAATGATCCTGGAGGAAATCGATGATGACGTCATCCATGACGCCGCATTCGACTTCATCAAAGTCCTCGGAGTCAACCCGACCCCAGACGCCATCGATCAGCTGGCCGGGCCGTACGCGCTCTCGCTGATGATTATGTCGACTCGCGGCTATGCCCCGGACGGCTCAACCTGGCGGAGCAAAGGCTGGAAAGGTCTCGTGCTCGATATCCTCAACAAGGCCGGACGCCTCAGGTACCGCTCCTGGCGGCATGACGAATTCGACGGCGACTCAGCCATCGACCTTGTGACGTTCGGCGGTATGTACTGGCGCCTCCGGAACAAGGGCACAAAGTGGGGCGAGCTAGGGGAGCCCGGCTAATGCCTCTCGATAACCGGCTGTGTATGTGCGGCCACAGGTACCTCGCCCACGAGCATCACCGGATGGGGCTTGACTGCTCTATGCCGGAATGTGGGTGCCTAGACTTCCGTATGGCAACCTGGTGGCGTAAGCGGCTCGCGGGCTGGAAGCAATGAATCCCGCTATGGAGTATGTCAATCTCCACGGCCATTCGACCTTCAGCCACGGAGACGGACATAAGCTGCCACGGTTCCATGTCGAGCGCGCTGCCGCCCTCGGCTATACCGCTATGGCGCTTACCGAGCATGGCGGGAATAGCTCTCACTTCCAGCTTGAGAAGTACGCGCTCATTGCCGGCATCAAGCCTATCTTTGGGCTGGAGGCTTATACCGGAGCCGTTGACGAGGAACACAGGGGACAGTACAAATTCCACCTAACGATTCTCGCGAGGAATCAGACGGGATACCGGAACCTCAACAAGGTCATAACGCAGTCCTGGAAGGATTACCATTATCATCCGACCGTCTCCGGCGTAAGCCTCGCGGCTAACCGCGAAGGTCTCGTGGCGCTATCCGGCTGTACGGGCTCGCTGCTCGCCTGCTCTCTGGTCGGTGGTAAGAATATACCGGAGCCGACCTCGCGAGACGGCTACGGCTGGGATGATGCAAGGCTAGTCATTCACCGGTTCCAGCGTCTGTTTGGCGATGACTTCTATCTTGAGGTCCAGCCATTCTGGGAGCTGGATAAGTCCGGCCGGATAAACCGCGCGTATGAAAAGCTGTCGAAAGAAACTGGCGTGCCGCTTGTAGTCACTTGTGACGTCCATTACCCTCGGCCGGAGGATGGCGAAATGCAGGCTATCCTTCATGCCGTTCATCGCGGCAAGCATTCGATTGATGACGTACTTCGCGAGTGGAATTATGAAGTGCCGATGACGCTACCGGAATCCGATCGCGAGCTAGCCGGACGGCTGATGAAGACTGGCCTTTCGCGGACGGCTGCCTGGGAGGCCATCGAGACCTCGGCCCGGATAGCGGAGGGCTGTAACGTAACCCTGCCTAAGGCAGACCGGCTCCAGTACCCAATCAGCAAAGAGGATGACAGACCATGGACATCAACTGGGAAGCGGCCATCGGCAATCCCGTCCAGGGTGAGCTAATCTATATCGAGCAGAGCTATCCGGCTCGCTGTTTCGTCGGCCGGGTAATCCTCGTCTGGCGTAACGAGCACGAGCGCGATGTCATTACGGTCGTTACCGAGAATGCCGATGCGGAGGTCGTCAACCTTGGACCGGATGACCGCTGGGTCTCTTACCGGAATCCTCCGGTTTCCGCGACAGCAGTCGAGATAGCGAGCCGTTATGGCGAATGTGTTATATGCCATGCGCCGATATTCAGAACGGCCAGCGGTACCGTTTACCATCCCTGGCTCTGGCTCACCTGATGACCGCAACCGCAACAGCGGAGAAGATTAGCGAGCGCTCGCGCCCGGAAGCCGAGGAACTGTTGTGGAAGTGGCTCCGGTTTGGCTGGGAGTACCGCAACATAGGCGAGCGGCCGCAGGAGCACCGTGACTGGTACGCTGACCGCGTCAGATATGAGATGGAGCTGATCCTGGAGCGCGGCCTCGCTGATTTCTTCCTGTTTACCTCCGACACGATCCGATGGGGCAAGGATCACGGCATACCGTTTGGCCCCGGTCGCGGCTCCACAGCGGCCAGTGTAGTAGCTTGGCTACTCCGGATTACCGAGATTGACCCGCACCGCTATCCCATGATGGTATTCGAGCGCTTCCTTGACCTATCGCGACCGGATCCACCAGACATTGACGTCGACTGCTCCGATGAGCACCGGTACCTCGTCTGGCAGTACCTTGAGGGTAAGTACGGTAAGGAATGTTTCGGACACATCGGCAATTTCGTCCGGTACCGTGGCAAGAATTCCCTCAAGGATGTGGCTCGTGTATACGACATTCCGCCCTGGGCTACAGAAATAGTCGCGAACCTGCTAATTGAGAGGTCGGGTGGTGACTCGCGCTTTGACGCTACCCTGGGCGACACATTTGATATGTTCCCGGCCGCACAGGATATCCTGCTAGAGTACCCAGACCTGATAAAGGCTACCCGGCTTGAAGGCGACGTTCGCGGAATGAGCGTACACGCAGCCGGCCTGGTAATCGCGAATAGCCCACTGACCGACATCTGCGCCGTGTATACCAAGAACGGCTCGCAGGTAATGTCGATCGACAAGTATGATGCCGAATACGTCGGAGCCCTAAAGCTAGACTTCCTTGGCCTATCGACCATGGGAATGATCGCCCGCTGTCTGGAGATGGCCGGCCTAACCCTGGAGGACTTGTATGCGATTCCCGATACTGACCCTGGAGCCGTCTCGATTTTCAGTACCGGAGATGTCATCGGAGTATTTCAGTTTGAGGGTAGAGCTACTAGGCTCGTCAACCGAGATGTCCATCCAGATCATTTCCAGCATATCACAGACGTCAATGCGCTATCGCGTCCTGGCCCGCTATTTTCCGGACAGACCGCAGAGTACGTTGACGTTCGACATGGACGAAAGAAAGCTCAGCCGCTTCATCCAGTGGTGGACGAAATCACAAAGGACACCTACGGACAGATAATATATCAGGAGCAGATCCTGAAGATTGTGCGGGATGTCGGGGGATTCGACTGGACGCACGCCGGGCAGATTCGCCGGATCATATCAAAGAAACTAGGCGAGGCCGCATTCAACGTCAGCTATGGCAGCTTTGCGGACGGAGCGGAACGGCTACACGGGATAGACCGCGAGCTAGCCGACCGGATCTGGAAGCGGCTCGTGACGTCCGGTACCTATAGCTTCAACATCGCGCACGCTATCAGCTACAGCATGCTGGCCTTCTGGACTGCCTGGCTCAAGGCAAATTACCCGCTTGAGTTTTATGCGGCCTCGCTCGCGAAGGCCGGTAAGGAAGAGACGCGATTCCGGCTCATGCGCGACGCACTAGCGCACTCGATAGATATCAAGCCTCCGGTCGCGCGCCATTCCCGGCAGACCTGGGTGCCGCATCATTACACGGCCGAGCGCGGCGAGCGGCGCATGGAAATCCTGGCAGGCTGGAACCAGGTGCCAAAAATCGGTGATAAGATAGCCGCGCGAATCGATGCAGCCCGGCCTGCAAGCGGCTGGGGTAGCTTCTATGACCTTACGGTCGTTCCGGGTATCGGAGACCGTACCGCCGAGCGTATGGCCGAGTTTGCGGCCGCCAACGACCCATTCGGTCTTTACCGGACAGAGCGCAAGCTCGCCTCCGTTAACCGCTGGCTCCGGCGACAGAAGGAAGTCCCACAGCCGACACATAACGGTGAACAGCTAGCTTCTATAGAAGTAGTAAGGAACGCAGATCGCGGCAGGCGATTCGCGCCCGGACCATGGGTGGTTTATGAAGGCGTTGTCCGGAGAGTAGAGTATAAGGACATTGTGGAGGACGAGCGGAGCCGCAGCGGCCGTGAAGTTGAGGAAATCCTTGCGGAGCTGAAGCGGCCCGACCTTATCAAGCGAGCTACCCTGCATATGTACGACACGAGTGATGAGGAAGTCTATGGCCGGGTAAACCGGTGGAAGTTCCCACACCTACAGAGAAAGCTAGGCACCATTCATGTCAACCACGATGTAGTGGTGATAGCCGGGTACCGGATAGCCGGATTCGGCACTCCGGTAATGATCGAAAAGATTTGGGTAATCGATCCAGAAGGATGAGAAATGACTCAGATGGCAGACAAAGAGGAAGTCATTACCGTTCGCGCGGCCGAGGACATGCCGCGAGATGATTTCTGCCGGCACATGACCCTGAGACATGACGAGTCTCTTGGTGGGCTCGATAGCGTTGACCCTGACCCACTATTCACAAGTGACTATGTCGAGCAGTGCTGGCGAGCCTTCCATAAGCAGCTCCACGCCCTCGGCCTCCAGGAGCACCTAGACCACAAGCACGGTGTGTCATGGGGATGAACACGGTCGGCTACCTCGTGGTGCTCCGGCTCCCGGACTCGATGAGCCCGGAGGATGCCCGGACGGATCTCATCACAAGCATCGGATTTGGCCGACCGGAGATCCGTCAGCTGTTCATCTTCCCAGACCCACCGCCTGATCCCGTGATCGCAGAGCTAGACCGCAACCCGGTGATCATGGAGACGCCGGACAGCGAGCTGATGCGGGATCTCGGCTGGGAGCCTGAGCAGGATAGCGGCCCGGAGCCGGACGGTAAGCCCTCTGCCTAGCGCGAGATCCGGCTATACGAATTTTCGCCCCGATGGCCGGAGCTGTGGGCTTTGCTGCTGCCACGTGCCGATTACGGCCGGGCTCCGTCCGGGCTCGCGGCTAGACCGGCCCGTAACGGCCCCGGAGCGCGACGGAGACGGCCGGAGAGCCCGCGACCGGCCCTAGAGACGCCGAGAGCCCGGAGCTGCCCTCTGTGGGCGTCTCCGGGCTCTCGTGTGCCGCTTTAGCTTACCAGGTCGGCGGCCGTGACCTGGTCATGGGTTAATATCCTCCAGCATTTCCTTCGCGGCCCTAGCAGACGCGAGCAAGCACACCATGGCCAGGTACCACCGGGAATCGATGGAGCCGGAGTCATCCCGGTTCCATGACACGACGTTGACGGTGTCGTGCGCGGTGAAGTTCGCCTTGTGACCGGAATCGAGCCCTGCGTTCACGAACGCAAGAGCGGCCTCATAGAGGTCATCCTGCGCAAACCTCTTGTCGGCCTCCCGGTCGATTGCTTCCATCTCTTCTGCGGTAAGATCACTCACTAATCTCGCCTTTCCGTTTGTAGTTACCGGAATCTTACCCTACATCTGAGTTTTCCGCTACGGGAAGGCGAGAGCCCGGAGCGGCCTCCCTGTGGCGCTCCGGGCTCTCTTGCGGCTAGGGTCGTGCGCCTAGCCGGTCTCTCGCGGCTAGATCACCGACCGCCACGACTTCGGTGGGTCATCGGTGCGCGGGCCATCCCAGTGACCATCCGCGATGTCCTCCAGTTCGGCCTGTGCCCGGTAGGCCGTCGCCCGGTCACCCGACTCCGCGAGCCTTCCCAGCTCAATGATGCGTGCCGGTGACGGAGCGTTCCGGCCCGTCATCCGTAGCTCGATGCGGCGCGGTGGCTCTTCATCCAGGAAGGATGGGTCAACCGAGAAACTGAACGCTCCGGAGAGCGAGCCATACTCGGCCCGGTCGCCATCGTAGGCCGTCCGGTCTAGCTCAAAAACTACTTCCTTCATCATCTCGCCTTTCCCGGCCGGTGCATCCGGCCTTCGCTCCGACTATACCTCACGACCGGAATGCAGTCTATAGGGATGCCGCGAGCCCGGAGAGACTTAATGCCGCCGCTCCGGGCTCGCGTGGTCCTGGCTACCTACTGGACTTGGGCCCAGAAGGCCCACCTGGGCCTTCGCCTGCTGCCTCGGCCTCGTGCTGGCCGGCATGTGCGTCGTAATGGCTCTCATCCACGAGAGCGAAGCACGTGTCGCACATCCTGGCGTTGACGTGCAGGTCGCCACCACCCTCCTGATCGACGTGGGTGTAGGTCGGGAGGTACTGCCCGCTGCGCGGAGGCTCCGGGACTACTGCGGTCATCTGACTTTCCTTCCGGGTTGGAATTGCGATTACTCTCCAGGCTTACGGCCCTGGTTCTGGCACTAGCGGATCGTGTGGCGCTACCCGCTGAATGATGTTGCTGTAGTTACCGGCGCGAGGCTTCCGCCATATCCCACGGAACGGAGCGCGATAGTAGCAGGGCCACTTGTATGGCTTGTCGGCCGTGTATGCCGATATCAGGACGGCTCCTGGCTTCATGGCGGCCTGAACCGACCGCTCCCATTCGACCTCATAGTCATCATTCTTGAACGGCCGGGCCGTGTAGACGATATCGAAGTGAGACCATGGTGGGTCTTTCTCGCGGAGATCCCAGCGGAATGCGTTCACGCCTAGCTCGCCCGACCGGACTAGGTACTCTGGCGATATCTCATAGCCGGTCTCGTGGAGACCAAAGTAATTCTTCGCGAGATAGAGCTTGGTTCCTATTCCGCTACCGGCCTCCGCAAAGAATAGCTGCCGGAGCCCGCCACCAGCCGCCAGAACCTGAACCGCGATGGTAAGCATGCGGTCGAATTCTGCTAGCTCAAGCGGGCTCCAGCGCCACATATCTGGATCTGGCGAAGTAGTCTCGTGTTCCTGGACTAGCTGCGCCAGCTCTATCTCCCAGAGCTGTTCCCTGGTAAGGATGATGCCTCCTCAGCCGGTAGTGGTGACGTCACCCTCCACGGTAACGTCTCCGACCGTAACGCTGACGTCAGCTCCGGTCGCGTCCGTATAGCTGACGCTGCCGGCCGCGCGGATATCGTCGGCCACCTTGGCAGCGTCCTCCAGGGCACTGAACCGGTGCAGCCTAAGCGTAACTTCTGGCATGGCCTACCTCCCGAAATCTGGCGTGACGTTGACGGGCATGTTGTCGATCCGCTTGAGGCTCACACCGTCGAATTTGTTGGGAGGCCGGATAACGACCTTCACGTGCGACCGGTCCACGTATGCATCAACCACATCGAAGCCGGTGTTGTTGTGGCGATGGAACGCGCACCGTAGGTGAATCGAGTCACCGTAAAGCGAGGCGTCCGCACAGAGCCCCATCGCGCTGAATGCACCGGGCAGCGAAATCCCGAATTCACGGTTGTCGACATCGGCGGGTGGAATTGAGATCATGAGGTCATCATCCTCCAGAATTGGTTCTGGCTTGGGTGGGATGGGCTCGGTACTGCCACCCCAGTGCTTTGCTTTGTCTAGGATGACGTCGATGGGGAATCCGTCGCCGCAGTCCCAGTGACCGCTACCCCACGAGCCTAGGTTGACGTGCTGGCAGATTCCGCGAGCGCTCGCGTTCTGCGCCTGCGAGTCGCTGAGTAGCGTCCACGGGACGCTGTACTTGTCGACCATGTACCGCAGCCACTCGGCCGCATTGTCGACCAGGATAGGCCGGTTATTGAGCCACTCGCTCCGCGACCATTCCGCGAATCCGCATAGCTCTATCGAAAGACAGTAGCCGTTCGCATTCCCCTGCGTCCAGGCCGCGTAGTTCTCGTACACGTACGCGCCGAACAGCCCGCGCTCATAGCTGTCGGCCCCGTGATGCGATGAGCATTGCGCGGATGGATTCTGGAACCACGAGCCGAGATCGCGAATCTTCATCGCACCCTGCGTCGTGTGGAATACGATCTTGTTGTACGCGCTCCGGCCGGTCGAATAGTGTGGCGATGGGATCCATAGTTCATTGATCGCCATCGCGGTCACCTAGCCCTTCCAGGAATTCCCGGTACAGCCGGAGCTTATGCCGGATATGCCTTGACGGCCTCTTGTCACGCAGGCCCCAGGGCTCCATTCGCTCATCCTCGTCCACGCCCTGCGTCGGCTCTCGCTCTTCAAGGCCACGCCTACGGCCTTCATCCAAATCCATGGCCACACCTCCTATCGGTATTCTACGCTCGCTAGATTGACCGGACAATTAGGTCTATGACATACGCGACTAGCACCCATTCGAGTACGCCAAAGCCGATGAATACGAAATTCAGGACAACATCGCCAACGCGCTTGCTGCCTTCGCCGGATAGGTCGACACGAATGATGCTCATGACGGAGACCGGCTGAAGATACAGTTGTTAACTGTGAATGGAGCTGTACCGGCCGATGTAAATGCCTGCACCGACATCGCTCCGCTGCCGGTAGCTACAATTGTTCCGCTGATCTGCATTGTGTAATGCGCACCAGAGACCATTCCAGGCCCTGTGAATACAAGGCCGGTCAGGTTCACGGTATCGCGCGCAGCTCCTGCGCCCGTTCCGTCAGCCTGCAGAATATATCCGTTGCCCCATATTGAGGAAGTGGCAAAGTTCATTCCTATCTGGAATGAGGGGTTACCGCCACCGGCACCTCCGGTAAACTGAGCTTCCGCAGTCACCTTATATGTGCCAGGCACGACTCCGGCCATAGTTGTGCCAGCTACTGTAGCGGCTGCAGTTGTGTTAATAGTCTGCGGGAATGGCCCTCCATTTACATTCTGATTAGCGTTGACGTAATGCCAGGCAGAACCATCCCAGCGCCAGAGGAATCCGGTGTCCGTCTCGAATCCCAGACACGGGCTCACCGGTGATGGGTGCCATGCACTCGTCATCATCACGATGCTACGGCCGGAGTACTGCCGCTGATCCACCAGGGTGGTGAGCCCTCCGGCCGAGGTCGCCAGCCAGTTGCTGATAGGTATCTGGTAAATGCCGGTAGGCGTCTGCGTCAGTAGCGGCAGGGTAGGCGTACCCGATGGCGTACCGGTAATGACTACTGGCGCGACTACCGCAGGCGAGCTAGTGGCTCCACGGTTCAGCTGGAGCGCTAGGATATCGAGCCGGTTCTGTGCCGAAGCAGCCGGGATGGGTGTACTAACCGGAGCGTCAGCGCGCCAGAGCTGCCCCTTGATGAGTCCCTGGCCGGCCGAGATGACGGCGTTACGGCCTCCGGTATCGAGCGACGGCACAAAGCTATTAGGGCCGTCTATGCCATCGGCAATACCGGCCGAAGACATAAAGCTCTCCCAGTCACCAGTGGTCGATAGCTGAGTGAATGCTGACGGCCTTCCGTCATATGTAACCATGATTCCTCATTTCGTCGCCAGTTTCTTCTCCAGCGCCTGAATTCGTTTTGTGAGCTGGCCGATAATCGACGTGTCGGTTGCGGTCGCGTTGGACGACTGCCCGATGGTTGGGACTACCGAGATGGCCGGAGTCTGAGATGGATCGGCCGTTAGCACAACCGAGGACACCACATCGCTATAGACCGCTCCGGGCCGTACCTCAACACTGACGATATCGCCCAGCCTGAAGTCACGGCCAAACGTTAGGTATGGCGTGTCGGCTACTGTTGCGCCCATGACCGGCCCCAGCGCTCCGGTAAGCAGGGCCGTAGCCGCGACCGTCGCCAGGTTGTTAGCATCCGTCTCTGAGCTGTCATCGGTAAATAGCTCTGTCTTATTCCATTGCGTGGTACCGGAGTATTCCTGCGCGATAAAAGCCGATGCTCCCTGAACTAGTGCATCCGTACAGGTAGGATCGGTAATGTAGAAGTTGATGGCCGTCAGGTTGCCTAGGCTCTCGCTAAACCAGGCTTTGCCGGATAGATCGCGCGGAATGTAAACATCGAATGTGAGCCGGTGCGCCGGGGCATTACGTAGGATCTGTACCCCAAAAGGCGTACCACCCTGCGCAATGATGGCCCGGACCACATCCAGCAGGTTAAGGTCTACGCCAGTACCAAACTTGACCGTATAGCTGACGGCTGGACCTCGCGCCTGATCGGTCGCGATATCGAGCAGGCTTACCTGCCTAGCCGCGAGCGCTCCGGAGCCCGCATTGCGCGAGACGTAATGCTTGATGGCGGTCTCTAGCTTCATGGCGCTGACCGCATCGGCTGCAGCTGCCGTCTGCGCCGTCCACAATGCTGCTGGGTTTGGGTACGCAATCCGGTTTGCTATCAGCGCGAGGTAATCCGCTCCAGACAGCGATATGAACGGGCCGGAGTAGGCTATCTGCCCTCCGGCTGCATTCGGTATTGAGTCGATGTATCCGGGCTGCTCGCATTTGCCGCCGAATGAGAAGAGCCCGCGCCAGTTGATGTTGACGATGAATTCGCCCGACATCATCATATTCCAGAGTACATCCGAATACGGAACGATCATAGACCAGGAGCCAACCGCATTGTAGTAGAGAGTAGCCGTAAGGTTGGCGAACTGAATCACACCCTGCACGACTAGGTTATGGTCTAGGATCTCTACCCATACATAGTCCTGCGAGCCCGCGACTGGCGGAGTGTAATTGACAAGGTCAACAACAGAGCCCGCTCCGGCCGAGAGGGTGACCGACCTTCCGTCAGTCGTTATAATAGCCATTACGCACGGTTCCAGCGGTTAACCCAGTCCAGTACCACCTGCGTCGCGGCGGTAGCTCCGGGTATGGCGATGCTAACATCATTGTTGCCGCCCTCTAGCGGCCAGAGACTGCGCAGAGTAGAGTACACAAGCGAGTCCCACACCGAGGTAGCCGTTGTTATATTGTAAGCGGACTGCTTACCTCGCTCCGTTACGACCTGGACCACCTGCCCAGCCGGAATCGGCGCATTCAGCGACCATGAAAGGCCGGTAGTCTTATTGGTAATCGTCGGCGTGCCAGGCCCAGTAATCGTCCACGTTGGGTACGCCGGAGCGGTGCCGGGATTGTATATGTTGTTCTCGCCAAATACCGTACTACCAGCAAGCTGAATTGGTAGCAACGGCAGGATGCCACTTGCATAATCAAGACCATATACAATCTGGCTCGGCGCAAGATCGGTCCAGTACGGATCTGGCGTCTGAAGCGTCAGCGTGTATATCGCCATATCATTGAGGCCGACCTCCGGCGTATCGAGCCCGGAAGTTGTATAGACCGCTATCTGCCGGCTACTCCCGTCCGGCCTCTGGATGATGAGATAGCCCGGAGCCGGTAGCTCCATGCGGCGATGAAGGAATGCTCGCACGACCGAATCCGCCATTGTGTAATAATCGTCGGAATCTGTGCCGGCCGGACGCCCAACAAGAATAGCCAGGGTAATCGAGCCCGGCTGCGGAATGTATACGTTAGGAACAGCCGTCCCATCAAGCAATGGAATTGTCTGTATAGACACCGGCAGTCCCTCAATACCGGAGATAGCCGAGCAGACATATCCCTTACTCATCGAAAAATCCGAAAGATTCCACATATTGCCGTCTGGATCCTGATAGGATATCTGCAGCGGTACCGGTGGTGTAGACATTTAACGCCTCCTACCCTGCCGGTTAAGATTGCCGGACGTTAGGGACATAGCCTGGAAGGCCGTCCGCACATGGCTCTCGATAGCGGCCCCGGTTAGGCCGTCGAAGTGGGCATGGTAGGTCGCGCCTCCGTTGAGTACGGCCTCGCGCATCTGGTCCTGCGACAGTACCAGCTCCGGGTAGCGCGTACTGTTGACAGCCATCGTCACGCCTGGAGGAAGCCAGCCACCGCTGTCATAGCCGTGCCCGGAGCCCATACCCATACCGCCGCGCATAAGGCTGGGACCGTAGGTGTGCGCCGCATAGTTGATGGCGGCTGCGACGTTCGCGAGCGGATCATAGATATTGCCGGAGGTGCCCGGAATGTGGAATGCCGCGAAGGTGGAGCCGATAGTCTGGAGTAGGCCGCGCGACGGATCTCCCATCTGCGCATTGATGTCGGTAAGGTTGATAGCGTTGGGGTTACCGCCGCTCTCCGTCGACATCTGGCGCAGAACCTGGCCGGCGAGTGACATCGGTAGATGGTTAAGCGCGAGAGCCTGCATAACCACGCCGGTCCAGCGGCTTACCCCGCTGCCGCCACCTCCGCCAAATAGCTTAGCAAAGAATCCACCAAGCTTGCTGGCGACCGATCCAAGCGCGCTCAGAGCCTTGGCCGGTAGTTTGGTGATGTCTACAAGCGACTTCGACACGAGCGAGCCGAGAGCCTGCGGCCAGCCTCCAAATATGGTCTTGACTAGTCCGCCAAGATTAGCGCCGGAAGTCAGCATGCCATGAACGACACCCTGAATGATATTGGCGCCGACCGGCATCATAACGGTCGCAGGCGAGCTAATACCGAAGAAATGCTTTACAGCACCAACGATTGGATCGACAACGTGTGACTTGAGCCAGCCTCCGATACCGCCCATAGCATTCTGGATGCCGCTGAGCAGTCCCTGGATAATACTCTCGCCAATACCAACAAGCCACGAGCCCGCACCGCTAAGCGCGGAGACGACCCTGCCGCGAATGGTATTGAATACTCCGGTTAGAGACTGAACGCCACGGATAGCCTGCCCTATGGTATTAGACCATATCTGGTTCCAGATAGCGGACGAGACCGACTCGATTACGTGCCATGTACTGGATACCATATTGCCGATGGTACGGAATACCGGCAAAAGCTCCTGATATCCCCTGATTGCCTGCCCTACCGTGTTAGACCATATCTGGTTCCATACCGCCGCAGAAACGTTCGCGAGGAAGCGCCAGGCAGCAATGACCGCCGAGACGATATTGTTGACAAACCTAACAATGTCACGCCCGCGCTGAATAGTATCCGAGACAAAGTAAGACCACATTCCGTCCCAGATCCGGCGCGAGGGCGAATCGACCGCATGCCATCTATCAAGGACTCCCCTGATCGCATCTGCGGCTCGCAGCACATCATGAACACCACGTATGGTACGGCCGACCGTATTGTTCCAGATCGAATTCCAGACATTGGTGATATCCCGGCCAGTCTGGTCTACTTCCGCCGCAATCTGATGTCTCTGATTATCGAATAGGACAGCAATATCGTGGAGCCCTCGCTCCGTCCGGCCGATCGTATTGTTCCAGGTAGTATCCCAGGCAGACTCAATAGCGTGCCCGGCTCCGATCCAGTAACTCACAAGATGCTGAATGGCCGGGATGAACCGCTGCTCAATGTAATTCGCGAACCTCGTCAGCCAGGCAATTGCGTCGATCAGCATGATGATTAGCTGGAATACAAAGTTGAGGAAATCCGCAAAAGCCTTTGGGTTAGCAGCCACAGCCTTAGCGAGCCGCGAGACGGCCTCCGCAAACGACTGCATGATGCCGGGAACGTCCGGCGTGAATGCCTTCATAACGGCCGAGAACGCATCCGCGATATCCTGGATTGATTTCTTTACGGCAGGCTGCATGAATGCTCTGAGTATGGTATCCGAGAATATCTTGAATGGACCGGCTATGGTCGCGGCCGCAGCCTTGAATACCGGCGTTAGGTACTTGAGGACTCCCTGTGCTGTCGTTAGGATAGACTGCAAGACTGGGACAAAGGCCTGCCCGATATTCTTCAGGTCATCACTGGCGCTAGTCTTGAATGAGTCAAACTGCTTGGTAAGCTTACCGGTCATAATCGCGCCGATAACGCCTATCCCAAGAATTGCGCCACCTAGTGCAGCAACGATAGCTCCGGCCGCTGCCTGCGCTATGAATGGGAGAGCCGCGAGCGCGGCTGCTACCGCTCCGGCTATCACGTATGGATTGGAAAATACGCCGGCAGCCGGAGCAGCTGCCTGCGGTGCCTGTGCCGCAGCTGCCCCTCCGCCACCGAATATCCCGGAGATCCCGCCGAGGATTCCGCCGCCACCGCTAGCTCCAGAGCCTTCCTTGCCGACATCCCGTCGCAGTAGCGCGAGCTGCGCCCTGGCTTCCGTTGTGTCGAAGGTTAGCCGGATGTCCTTCGCATTCTTGCTGACATCCTTGAGGGCCGTGTCTATCTTGATTAGCTCGCGGACGGCCTTATCACTGTCGATGATATCAGAATCATACAGTGCCTTTAGCTTTGCGCGAAGATCGGCAATAGGTCCAGTCGCATCCTCCGGTAGCGCATCGAGTGCGGCCTTGACTCGCTTTTTGAACGTCTCCTCAAATGCGCCTCCGGCCTTTGTGCCGGCATCGCCCATCTTGCTGGTGATGCCACGACCTATGGTACTGCCGACCTCTTCACCGACCGCAGCCGAGGATGGAACCAGCTCAGCCCGGAGCTTCTGGTTCCACCCACGAGCATCAGGGACTACGCCAACGGCTACGTTACCGACGAAAATATCACCAGCAGCCATAACGCACCCCTCCCAGTAAGTGCATCAAGGGCATCCTGTACCTGATCATCCGGAACGGCCCGCAGTCGTGGGTCAAGAGCCTTAATGCTCTCCGGCGACATACCGCGCTTACGCCTCCGGGAGAGCCCTGGCCGGCGAATCGGCTCCGGCCTAGGCACTGTACCGGAGTCCGTGTGAGCGCTCGCGTACATCCAGGACAGCTGCCGTAGCTCATCAATGAACGTAGCCAGAAGGCTCTCGACATTGCTCCAGGGAGCATCAGCAGGGTCGCCTGAATTCGCCAGCAGCCTTTCCTCTGGCGTCGCATTCCGCACTGCGGTATTCAAAGCGCTCTCCGGAGGTAGGTGACTCACCAGGACGAGCAGCTTGCGCCAGGATAGGCCGGAGCCCGGACGATAGAACTGTACCAGGTCAAGCCCGTAATACCTGTGCAGGTCTGCTTCTATTTCCTCCGGCCACTCCTGCGTGAGCCAGCCGACCTTCTGGATTTTCCCATGTTGAGTCGCGCCTGCCGGCCACACTCACTGAATACCGCTTCGATCTGGTAGTTGCGGAGGTCGGCATCCTCCCACGCCTGGAATTCGTTGTCGTCCGCGATAACCTCGCGAGCCCACGTGTCCCAGTCACCGGTCGCGGTCGCGCGCATAGCGCTGCTCGACCAGTCTCCGGCGTGCGCTATGTGGATGATGGTACCGCCGATGCGCACGGTCGTGGACTCGCCAAGAGCCTCGCGACGGAGCGCAGTATCCAGTAGGTCAAGGTCAACATCGACATCGACCTCATCGCCCGGCTCATCGGCCGCGCGGATCTCCTCAGCGCTCACGTGAAGTACGCCGTCATGCTCTTGCCGTAGCCGACGGAGCGCTGCAGTACGGCGTTTGGCGTTGTGCCGATGATACCGGGATAGCAGGTGACCGTCATGTCGGTCATGGTGATGTCACCCTGCTGAGCCTGGTTGGTCCCTCGCGCTGTGACCTTCGCGAACGGAGCGTACAGCCGCTGCTGCTTGGCTCCGTCGATGCTGTCGAAGATGAAGCTGTACCGGTTATCGGCCGGTGGGTCTGGGATGATGTAGGTCGCAGCATTCGGGCCGAGCCCGACCGGAGGCGTTGCGGCTGGCTTGAGCGGCGAGGTCGTGACCGGGAACACCGGCACATCGTCGTACAGCGAGAGAACATATGGATTCTGGCCCTCCAGGAAGACACACTGGACGGTCTTGGAGCCTCCGGTAAGGATGGAGCGAACCGGCGTTAGGACGCCTGCGGCCGGGATGTCCTTGATGGTCTCATCGAGCTTGAAGATGTAGCCGGAGGTATCGACCCATCCCAGGCACTTGTAGATGCCGGTGCCGAGTGACGATGGGTCCTCGAATCCGACTGGCGGCGAGGCGTTGTTGGGCTGGCCGACCCAGACCACAACGTCACCGGCCGCGTAGATGAGCGTGTTGTCCTTGTAGGTGCCGGTCGCCGGAACGGTGAGCCCGAACTGCTCGATTTCATAGACACCCATTTCACCGACATCATCTTGCTGCTTTGCGTCTGACATTGCTTTCCCTTTCAGGAGTGTACGAGTATCTCATACGATGCGGAGTAGCGGACTAGTGCTGGATTTGCCTCCGGTAGCTGTCGTGGGCCGATAACCGTTGTTGCGTGCTGAACTACTCCATTCGATAGAACGGCTCCCATTAGCGACAGGATCTGTGACTGAATCAGAAGCGCCGCATTAGAAACGTCATTCATACTGTCTTTCTGGCCGAATACATCGACATCAACAACAGGACGGTCAACAGCAATATCCCGGTTCGCTCCGGCCGTCCGGTGAATGCGAGCGGTAATGACTTCTGGATTTCCGGCCGGCAGAATTGTCGCAAACCTCATGCTGGGATTGGCCGGTACCAGATAGGATATCAGCATCAGCTCAATATCTGGGAATGCCGGAATTGTCATCGTATCCCCACAAAGGCTGCTCGCGCCAGAATATGCTCTGGCTCATCGCCCCAGTTACCCCATTCCACAAACGGAGCCTCTGGAGCGCTATTGTAGACAATTGCCTCGGCGCGGTCATTCTTCGCGCCACCATGTAGGTGAGAGCGAATGTGGAAGCTAGCCCGGTAACGGCCCGGATGCGGGCTCTTCTCATCGACCGGCGCAATGGCGATAGCTCGCGTTAGGATACCTCCCGCGACGGTAAGCATCGCACCTTCCATCATCCGCGAGTCAAGCATCTCACCAACACCGGTATGGTCTGGGGTAAAGGTCGCAGTCATACTGACGCTCCGGTAATGAGGCTGACCCTAATCTGTACCGGAGAAACACGGCCGGTGAATGGTGAGATCCAGTCAATTGTCTTGCCCTGAACCTCATAGCGAAGCCCGTTATACAAGACCGCATCAACAGCCTCAATATCGGTACCATACGGCATGAATATCGCGAGGTCCGTACTGACCTGATCCGTCCACTGAACTGCCTCAGTCGTTCCGGCTGGCTGGACTACACACGGAAATATATCAACTGACGTTTCAGCATAAACGTCGTTGTTGTAATCGTCCTGTCCGGAGACGGTACGGCTAATCAGCGTCACCGTCTGGCCGTACGGAAACGTCATCTGCGCTCACCTCCGGAAGATCGACAGTACATTGGCAGGCGTACTGAACGCCTCCCACGGTTACAGAGCCGGCAATGACTACGGTCACGGAACGACAGCGGTGAATGTTGCTGGGTCGGCCGTAGACGTGAACGCGAGCGTACCAGTCTCATCGACCGGCGTGCCGTAGCTGACGGACGCGGACGGAGTACCCGGAAGCGTGATTGTGGTCGCGGCGACATACTCCACGCCGCCAACCGTGACGGTACCGGTAATGGACCCAGAAGTTGGGTCAATAGGGTCGTTGCCGGTAACCGTATAGACGACCGTTACCGTATCGCCATGGTTCGGCGCGAGCGGAGTCGCATTGATATCGCAGGAGACTGCCATGTCACATCCTTACCTGAATTGTTCCCTGGCCCTGCCGGTAATCAGCTAGGGCAGTCTTCATGCCGGCATCGATAAGCGCAGCATTCAAGCCTGCGCCACTACCGGTACGGCGCATTGTATAGCTATAAGCCCCAACAGACTCGCTCGCAAGCGAATAGGACAATGTCGGAGCCGATAGCTCTGAGATAATCGCGGTACATAGCACGGCAATGACGTCATCTGGCGTCTGGTTATAGCCGTGCGAGGCCGCTACGTCGAATGAGCCACCCCACCAGAATGACTCTTCATACCAGAATTCCGGGAGATTGATAATCCCGGAACGGCCCGGATTCATTACGGTCACCTTGTCGATACCGTCGAAATGGTACCAGGTAACCGGAATGTCCGGAATGCCGGCAACACCAGACTGCGCAGTGACCGACAGTATCTGGCCGATCGGTCTCCATGGCAGCTTGATAATGCCGCCATCTCCGGCTATGGTAATCTGGTCGGAGTCATACCAGACAAAGTCCTCGCGGCAGTAACGCCGGACAAGGGCTGAGCCATCCTGGAGTAGCGCATCAACCCGCGCAGACTCCACCTGATTGAGGCTGCGGCCCAGCCTCGCCACGATATCATCTGACGTGGCGAGGCTAGGCAGCGTTGGCGTAGTCACGACTACCGGCGTGTCTGCCTGGCGGGCTCGCGCTCGCGCTTGCCCTTGTCCTCGTCCTCGTCACTGCCGCCACCCTGGCCCTGCTCGACTGCGGCAGTCCTGTCCCTGGTTTCCTTGGCGGCAGCCTTGCGCTGCTCCAGCTGCTCGCGCTCGAATGCGTGCCGCTTCTCCAGGGCTTCCTCGTCCTCAACCAGCTGCCCGTCCGCCAGCAGCGTACCGCCTGGGTACGTACCGATGACGTTGATCGCGCCTCCGGCCGGAGCAGTCGTGCCGACACCGAGCACCGCACCGAACGGCCAGCGAGCGGTGATTGCGGAGCCGGGCTGCATGATCGTGACCGGGTTGACGGTCGCGTAGGCGAGCCGCATGGTCATGCGCATCGCCACGGAGTCCTGCTGCATGAGGTTGAGGATGACCTTGCCGGTATCGTCGGAGATGACGCCTTCCGAGAACATCTTGAAGCTGATGTCGTTCCGGATGCCGATGATCGACTTGGTGAAGTCGCCCGCGAGCAGCAGCGCTCCGGCCGTTGGCATCTGCCACGAGCCGTTGTTGATCTCGGCCAGGTCGTATCCGTACAGGCCACGGCCGGTATTGCTGGACGACATGTCCGGGTTGTAGATCGGCACGCCCTGCGCCGACCGGAGCCCGGTGAGCTTCCAGCTCATGCCCGGCATCGCCGCAAAACCGTTGAGCGTGTAGCCGGACTGCGCCATCTGCTGGCCAAGGACCGACACATCAACGCCGAGGTCGGTGCCGGTGCCCTCAGTGGTCCAGTGGCCGGACTTGGTAGCTCCGGTGAATACCGACTCACCCCAGGTGGCCGGCTTGCCGATGCCCCAGAGCACGGCTGCGTCGATCAGCGCGCCGACCGCTTCCGTTAGGCGCGGCTGAACCTGGGCCCAGAGCGGCACATCTGCGTCATCCAGGTACGCCTCCGGAATCGGCACGATGCACGCCAGTTCCTCAACGACCATGATGACGTTCTTCCACTGCTGCTGGCTGGTCTGCTTCATGCCTGTGTCGCCACCCACCCAGTACGCGACCGGGAGGACATCGAGCACCGGCATTCGCTGGGTCTTGGACGAGAGGGTTGTGCGGTTCATCAGGCTCAGCGCCGCGCTTGCCTTGGGCGCTTCCTGAATGATGTCGGCCGCGAGCGGCTGCGGGACTAGTGGGTCAGGGGTACCGCCTGAGCGGAATATGCCCTGGTTGTAGGTTGTCATGCCTGAACGGCCTCTCCGCGCGCCTCACGGCGCAAGGCGCACTAGCTATTGCCCTAGCAGTTTCCTGAACCACTGATCTGGCGTCTGCGGCGTTCCGCCGCTTGCCGGCGCAGATCCTGGCCTGAGGGATTCGACTGGGCGTGCGCCCATAGGCATGCCGTTCCGGCCTGCTGCTGCATTTGCTACTAGCTGCTCGGCAATCGCGTTTGCCCGTTCATCAATAGCCTTCGCGATTGCCTCAGCCCGCTCATTGATTTCCTCTTCCGTTCCGGAGCCGAGGTGATCGATGAGTTCAACGGGAAGGTTGTGAGCTGCGGCCGCCATGACGCGGGCATGAGTGGCGAGCGCGGCATCCCTCTGCTGTGCAGCATCGGCTGCCGCCTGCTGAGCCTTCTCAAGCTCCGTCTTGTTGGCGTTCTCGATTTCCTGCAGCTTGCTCGCGGCCTCTGAATTGGCCTTGGCGCGACCTTCCCACTTGCGCGATTCTTTCTTGATCCTGTCCAGCTCAGCCGCGAGCGCTTCCGGATCTTTGAGCATACCGCCGAGCAACTGCGCAGCATCAGCGTCCTCGGTGTCCGTTTCGGACGTTCCCTGCACGCCATCAGCCTGAGCCGTTCCGGCTCCGTCCTGACCTTCTGCTGCTGATTCGCTCATCGATGCCCCTCCAGGCGCGATGCGGCCTAAGCTCGCGCGTTACTAGCGGGATAATAACCCCTCGGCCGTCATAAGGGAAGACTAGCTTTTATGCTCAGCTGCCTTCGCCTTCGCTGCGGCCTCCTCAACACCGGGAGCGTGGCCCGGCCAGCCTCCGGTCGCACGGTGATGTAGGTTTGCGCACAGGCCTTTGACAGTGCCAGGGCCGACGTACTTAGACAGCTCCGTTACACACCGGTCAAAGTCTCCCGGCACGCCCCATTGGACCTTAGCGGCTCCTGGGCCTTCTGCCCAGTACTTCATCAGCCGTTCGGTCGATTTGACGTCTGCGGGCGATGCTTCCCTACCAGCTACCATAATTCCTCCACTATTGACGGGCTCTGTACGGCCCGGAGAGCGACGGAGCGGCCCCGGACGGACGGACGGAGGCCGCGAGCGCGCGAGCTAGCCTCCGTTGGACTCTGCGGCCGCGCTGTGCCGTTCACGGGAGCCGTACCGGAGCGGTCAGCCGGACTAGCCGGACAGCCCGCACACCGGCGCGAGCGCCACACTCACGACAGAGCGCTGCGCCGGAGGCCGCTATGGCGGCATGGACCGGACACAGCCAGATCCTGCGCTCATGACTGGGCACGCCGCACGATCGTAGGTAGAGACTGGATGGGGTAGCTCCACACTCAATCTTCTGTCCGGCAAAGACTAGTGCGCTACACGGAGCAGCGCGCGGTAGCCGGAGGTCGGGAACGGCTAGGCTGACTGGGAGTCGCATAATCACACCTGACAGATAAAGCCTGTGCCGGCTGCGCCAGTACCTGCTATGGCCTGCAGGCTATCTCCGATGGCCGGCGTCCGCGAGGAAGACATAAGGAATGACGCAATAGCATTCGCGGCCCCACCGCTCGCGGAGTCGCAGCAGATAGCCCAGCTACAGGTGCCCGGAGCGGCCGTGAATGGGCCCCAGGTAATCTGCGCCGAATTGTAGATCAGCGATGGCGAGGCTAGTGTGGCCGGTACCGGCCCATAGTTCTGCCGGGCATAGCCGGAAGAGGTCGGACACTCATTGATTGAAGCGCCGGCCATAGTCAGCTCATTCGAGTTGAGTACGCCAGCCGGAGCCGCTGTCGACAGCGCTAGATAGGTCGGCCCGGCCGGAGGGCTCTGCGACTTGAGGAATACCGCGTTGAGGGCCTGCTGCTCGGCATAAGCGAATAGCTGGCCTGTCGACAGAAGCACAACTACCTCCTACGCGAAATGAGAACCGAATTCGACCGGATCAATTGTGGTGATGCGCGAGTTACCGGCCTGATCGGTCCACTCGACTATCGGCCAGCCGGAATCCACATCATACACCAGGAACTTGACTGTGGTTCCATCCACGAGATCAAGCTCATGCATGTCAGTGGTTAGCGGCTCGCCTTTAGCGGCCTTGCCTAGCCCATAGCCGCGTGGATGCCTATAGACATACTCATCGCCATATTCCGGCACTATGCGCCTCCGGTCTTGAGGGTGCCGTCGCTACTCCAGGAATCCGGAATATCGGCACTCCAGCCTTTCGCTGCTGCTACCTTGATTATATACCTCCGGACTTTGGCGCGTTCCTCTGGCGTATTGGGGCGAGCCCGGCCGACTGCCTGAATAGCGGTCGCCAGGGAATTGTCGCCGGTGCGCGCAGTTATCGGGTATCGTGGATCATTACTTTCGTTTGCCGCCGATGGCGGCATGGCCTGGCCGCTCGTGCGCAGTTTCTTGAGCTGGTCGCCCGATAGATTCGACATTCTTACCACTCCAGTGCTTGTCCCAGGCGGCACGTGCGGCCGCTCCGTGCGTTCCCTTTGTTGCCTTGGCCCATTCCGCCGAGAGCCCGGAATTCACCGACTCCTGTCCTACAAATACCGACCGGGCCACGCAATGACAGTGATCGTGAGCCCGGAAGTCTACTGTTGACGCTTTGTATACCGTTCCACGGCCGGCCAGCATAGCACAGAAGCTACAGGCACCGGGCTCGATTACCCGCTCCCAGCCTTTTGCGAGGGGATCGTTCTGCGCTGCCTGCGTTATGGTATCCCGTCCGCCATTCATTACCAGCCGGATGCCCGTTCCGGCGAGCCCATCGCGAGTCATAGCCGCTGCGGCGTCCGGCTCGTTATCCTTGAGGTAATGATAGAACTGAGCCTCGCCCATAATGCTGATCTCTTTGGCGAGATAGGCCGGATCCAGCGTCACACCGGGAACACGGACGGCCGGATTATCCGCCAGTACACGGGAGGTACCATAATACTCCGCAGCATTTGCGGCCGTCATCCCATAATGCGTATCGACTATCCCACTTACGACCGGATCAAGTCTCGTCCAGGTATCATTGAATTTTGCCGGGTCAATCATCTGCGTCCAGAGATTATGGATCGCAGTCGCGGCCTGCGTCGCAATCGCCTGCTGCGTATTCCGGTAATTGCTAAACAGAAGCTGCCCGCCAAGCTCCGGGCCGACCGGAAGCCCAGGAACTAGCCCAGCAGCAGGATCTGCGACAGCCGGAGCCTCTGCGACACTCATTGCGGAAGCCCAGCCGGTAGCGCGGCAGCACCGGGAGCCGGAGCGACAGCGGTCTGCGCGGTATTCTGCGCCGTACCTGGCTGCATAAAGTTGGCCGGTAGCATACCGGGCGCAACCTTTGGAGCCTGCGACGCCTGAACAGCCTGCTGTACCAGTGCCTGTGCCTTCTCCCGCTGCGCCGCCAGCTGCCAGGCAGCAACATCGTCGGCGGTAGCTCCGGGAATCCGCGACCACAGTTCCTCGGCCGGTACGCCAAGCATCTGGGCGGCCTTGGTTAGGCCGTCGATGGTCGCGCCGAAAGCACGAGCCGAAGTATCGCGCCATACAACGGTACCAAATATGTCATTCCAGCCTTCCTTGTCACCTCTGGCGAGCGCGGTTAGCCGGAACACATTTCGCCATGGATCGGTCAGACCGGCCTGCAGCTCCTCAATCTTCCGGTCTAGGCCATCCCTGGCTGCGGCGAGCGCTTCCGCGCTCATATTGGCTACCTGGCCGAGTAGGTGGTATGGCGGCACCTGGCTGATGGTCGACATGTGCTTGATACCGTCCTCGCGGACCTGGCTGTATGGCGCCAGAGCGGTCTCACCGAATTCACCGAATTTGGTGGTGCCGTCCTCGGAAGCCCATACCCGGTCCACGCCGGGCCGGAATGGCGCTTGCTCGCGGCCCTCCTCATCAACAGGCGCCATTCCGGTGACCCAGCGCTGCCGGAAAGCAGCGAACTGCGTTGATATCATCAGGTTGAACGTGTCGAAATTGATCTGGTCCTGGATCGGCATTAGCGGCTCTATCTCTCCACTGCAGTCATCCTCGCCATCGAGATCCGTCTCATACAGGAAGCGGACGACAGGACAGATTCCAAGACCGTGCGACGCGACCGGAGGCTGCCCGTCAAGCGTACTGTCATCGGCATCCGCGAGCCGGAGGTCCATCTGTGCCGCAGAGCTTGCGTTCGCATTCCCCACCAGAATGTAGCGCTTGTCCTCATCGTAGACGGATACCTGAACCTGCGACTTGTTGCCGGGAAGATTTACCACCCTGACCTCAATCGCGAACTGAGGCCATTCATCATCGACGTCATCTGCATAGAATGCGGTCATACGCCGAGGGCTGACCGGCCGGATAACCGGAACGTCTGCACCCTGTTCCTCGTCACTACTCATCTGGCCGGGCAGCCCAACAACATAGGCCGTTCCGTACTTGATGATAGACCGGTGTACGCCATGCTGCCGGCTCACCATACGGTTGGCCCTGAACGCCTCCCACTGCGGCTGTGGAGATTGTGGCGCAAGAGCCTGGTTGGCAGTGTAGCCGGTCGGCCGGTAGCCATCCACGTGTAGGTTCTGGCTCACCACCGAGATAATCAGCGGCAGGAAGTTCCGCCTAGACTTCCGGGCAATCCAGCGGTATTCCGCATTGACGCCTTTCGGCGTGTACGGTGGATCCTGCTTGCCGCGACAGTAAGCAGCGATCCGGTCTAGGCGAGCCTGCTCGCGGTACCGGGCCAGCATTGCCTGTGTGGTAATCTCTACAAGCTGATCCTGGTCGATTATCATGAGAAGCTCCAGACTTTGCCGCCGCGCTTTTCGCCGGACGATTTGCGTTCCTTATAGACCTTGCTCGCGAGGACTAGCCTCCGGGCATGTCGCGCGATAATCATAGCGACCGCACCGTCAATCTTGTTGTAGCTCTTGGGTGATTCCTTACCTATGGAAGTGCCCCATCGGTTGGGCCTCCGGCGCGCATTCGTTACATGACGGCCGAGGACTCCATCGCCATCATGATGGAATACCGGCTCATCCTCCGGCGACTCGATTTCACTCAGGACCATTTCCGCAGCCTGCGTAAATTCGCCTACATGGCTCCGCATATCCCAGGCTACCGGCTGTGGATCGCGGCCTCCGGGAACGGCCCATACATCGAGATCATCCTCAAACATCTCGCGCCAGGTAATCTTTGTGCTCTCTTCCCATTCCTTGACGTCAGCAAAGAAAGCACAGACATGGAACCTTTCCTTGGCCTGCCTAATGGCCTCATGGACCTCGGCCGAGGGTACATACTTGAGTCCTTTCCTCGGCTCCCAGATTCCCAGCGAGAATGTAAAGCCAGTCCCGATATGGCAGCCAATCAATGCGGTCGCGTCATCGACTCGCGAGCCGTCGAATGCCATCGCAATGTCAGAGCCGTCCGGAATGCGGAATTCCCGGTCAGCCATTCTCGCCCAGCGCTGCTGCGTAGTCCAGGCATCCTCAGGGCTCTCCGGCCAGTTGAGGTAAAAGCGCTTGCTAACGTCAAGCGGAGTCCGTGGGCTTAGAATTCGCTCCAGAATAGTCTCAACATCGACCCAGTAGGCATCGCCATAGGCATACTCGATAGCCTTCCGGATAGACGCCACATCATCAAAGTCAATATCTGGCGGAGCCTGCCGGCAGTCATAAAGGATTTTGCCCTTGCCCTTGAGCCGGCCTTCCTCCTGCGCGACCCAGGCATCGAATGTGGTCTCCGCGACCGATTCCTTGCCGGGCTCCCAAGCATTGCTGGTCTCAATAATCCGCGAGCCCGACTTGCCGACGTTCCGGTCCATTACCTCCGCGAGGTCTACACCGCCATTATTAGGAAGGAAGCTCTCAGTCTGGTCCAGAATGGCGAATGTAGTCAGCGCGCCTTCCTCGGTAGTGGGCGAGCTAGTAATCACCATTAGCTGCCCGCCACCAGGCACATGGAAGATTGTCTTCCCGGCCTCAACGTCGTAATCCCGCAGAATGCGAGAATTCTTTGGGAGCAGCGCGCGAACCATTCGCATTGTATTGATATTAGCCTGGTCATGCGAGGTCGCGCCAATCTGTACTAGCGGCATCGATACCTGCCGGCCAATACAGCCTCCGGGCACATTAGGCGCAAACCGGTCTAGGCGTACCGGCGCGAGTAGCTCAATCATCGACATGACGGCCGCGAACGGAGATTTGCCGTATCCCTTAGCAAACCGGCGCACGCCGTGGTAATAAGTCCAGCGCCCATTCTCGTCCAGGGAATACCACCACAGAATAAAGCGCACCTGCGACTCAATAAACTGCCAGCGGTCGCCAGCATTCGGGCCGTCCGGCTGCCTAAGGTATTTCGTGGCCCAATGAATGCCCTCCCAGCCGAGTGTTAGGCTGGGAAGTCCGTCCGGGATAGTAACAAGCCTATCCCTTGGTGCTATTTCCACAATTAGCCTCTTGTCCTGCCCTTCCTTGCCCTTACCGCAGCAAGAGCGGCCGCAGTTTCGTTGGCGACTCTCGGAGTCCGTTGTGACTGCTCCGCTCGCTTATCTATGGCGCTAATCTGTGTGCGAAGCTCCGCAAGGCGAGTTGTGATATCCTTCTCACGCTGCGATCCTTTCGGCGCATCAGCCACCATCGCCATGTACTGGTGATAGAGATCCATGAGCTGTGAACGCGAGCCGGGAATCGGCGTGCCCTCGGCCGTAGGAGGCGCGCCACCACGCAGCTTGCGGAGGTATTCAGCTGGCTCGTTTGTCTTGTGGAATGGCTTGTCATATCTGGTCTCGGCACCTCCGGGAAGTCTCGCCTTGTTCTCGGCCTCCGTCCTAATCTTGCCGCGCCGCTCCATCTCAGCTACGATCTCGCCTGTGGTAATCTTGCCGGCATTGAGGTGCTGCTGCATCTCTTCTGTCGTCATCTTTGTGATATCAGGCTTAGAGCCAGTTACCTTACGGAAAGCAGACTCCGTACCGGCGTCATGATGCTGGCCCTCATGAATGGCTTGTGCGGCGTGTTCTGCGGAGCCGTAGACCTTTGTATCACGGCCACTAGGCGTCCGGAGCCCAACACGGAAGCGATCGGCCTGCGTCCGGTCTACCCGGTGCCCCGCGACCGTCCGGCCCGTGCCCCTGGCGAGTGCAGAGACCTTCGCGTGTACGTCCTCGCGAGAACCGGCGCTGCGAGCGGCCGTGGACTCATCGACCATGCGCTTGATGGCAGATCCGCTTCTGGTCCAGCGGCCATGAGTGCCGCGTAGCTCGCGGCTGACGTCATGAAGTGCGCTTGCCATCTTGCTTCCTTGCTCGCGCTATCCGGCCGAGGTTCGCCTGCGACTGCTGCTCGGCCTCCTGCTGCTCGTCCTCGGCCGTGCCTTCCCAGGACGAGTCAGAAGTGACGCCGGTCGTCTCTTCCCCATCCAGGATCAGCTTTGGGCCGGCTGGGTCTAGCCTAGTAGTCATTTCTCTCCCTTTGCTTTCACAAAGCTCGCCAGAAATTTGGCCCCGGCTCTCGGATTGGAGGAAAGCGTGCCTTCAGTCCAAAGCTCCGCCATCATCTCGTTGATATTTGTGCCTGCATACCGCGAGGTCGCCATTTTGATGGCGGCATTGTTCTGCTTATGCCAGTCAACGATATTCATAAACTCGTGGCCGGGCTCTCCGGCCGGAATGTACTTGTCTATCATGACGTGCGGCCGTGGCACACCCATCGAGTCCGCGAGCTTAGTCCAGAAAGCCATTTCCGTTTTTGAATTGGCATACGGCCGGAGCTTATTGGCCTCCATTACGCCATTCTTGATAAGCATTCCGTGTACGCCGTGACCGTATTCGTGGATCATAACGTTTGTGGCTAGATCATGCTTGGAGTCGGTCGGTACCCACCAGCCGCCAACGTTCGCCGCTCGCACTTGCTCGGCATTACTCCCAACAAGGACTTCCGGCTTGATGTGAAGCGTATTCTGCTGGCCGGAATGGGACGCGAGCGTACTGCCGCCGCGCCTTCCGTGCGGAGCCCTGGTAATTGTCACCTCGGTCTTGCCGACTAGCTCCGGCGTTACCTGTCCCTGAATCGTGGAGGCGTGCAGAACCTTCTGCCGCATTGTCTTGTTGCGGTCTACGCCTTTGCTGGCCGACTGAGCGATATCGAGTTTGCGAGGATGGATAACCTTTGGCGGAGCGTTCCCGGCCGTTCCACGGAATACATCCTCCAGTTTCTTTGTTTCCCGCAATGGCGGCGAGCCCGGCCCGGTCTCTACGCCGGGCAGCGTAATTGGCGAATGGCCTTCCTCGTGGTGTTCCTTCCGGAATGCCGCAACAGCGGCCTCGCGTGGATCCTTATAGAACTGGGTCTTGCCAGGCATCCGCACCCTAATGCCTCTGTCGCCCATATTGTGCACAGAGAACCCATTGACGTACCGGCCCTGCCCGGAAGGCAGCCCAGCAATCTCCTGGACTCGTTTGTGAATGTCCTCCAGGTTCGGAGCCTTCCGGGCAGAACCAGACTCTTCAGCCATGCGCTTCATGACCTCAGCACCGCGAGTCCAGCGGCCGTGCGCGCCGCGTAGCTCGCGAGATACGTCGTGGATCATGACGGACTACGGATTGGCCGTGATGACCGCCGCGACCGGAGGCGTACCGGTGCCGAGTGAGATCACGTTGATGTGCGCGTAGCGCTGCCGTCCGTTGCTGTTGCCATAACCCCAGCGCGAGCCGGTAACGCGAGCTACCTCGGTGTAGGTCGTGTTGTCTGGGCTGGTCTCCAGCGCCACAACGGCGTCCGGAGCGGTCGTGGTGACCTTGATGTTGAAGTGCCCCAGCGTGTTCCCGGTTCCGGCGTCCAGCGGCCCGGCCACGACGCCTACTGCTGTTGCTGTGAATCCCTTGCTTGCCATGATTACTCCTGTCCGGCCTCGCGTACAACGCCAAGCCTGCCCTGCCACTCGATGATGGTATTGTCTGCCGCTTCCTCGTCTGCGTCGGTAACGTCTCCGTCTGATAGCTCGATACGCGAGCGCTTCCGGTCTACGATCGTGACGCCTAGCCGCTCCGAGAGCCGCACGAAACTCGCGAAGACAGAGGCGTTGTAAGTCTTGAGGAAAATGTCATAGGCCTGCGCAGCTGCGACGGCCGTGGCCCAGTCGCTGGCCTCATAGAACTGGCTCTGCCCGGAGAGCCGGAGCGCGCGGTACCACGACTGGACGGCCGGATTCCAGTTTGGGTTGGGCTGTGGGATGGGTATGCCCTTGCGCCTCGCCTCACCCTGCGTCACAGAGATGTAGCGTGGGTCATCGACGGCCGAGGTCGCGCCGCCACCCCGCTGCGTGGGCTGCTTCCTGACAGTCATGGGAATATACCGGCCAGACTGCACGCTCTAGTTCGCGACGGGCACGAGCCCGGCACGATGAAGGCGAGAATGAACGTGAACATCTTCAAGATAAGGTGGCCGAATGGCCGCAGGATCGGCCTGGAGGGCTGGCTGTTCCTCGGCCCGTTCCTGCTGGCCAGCTTCATTGTCGGGTACGTCCTCTGGCTGGTGATCCACCTAGTGGTGATCTGGCCCGTGCGAGGGATAGCCTGGCTCATCCGCCGCTTCCGTTCCCGCCATTCCCTGGCTTGATCGCGGAGCCGTCCTCATTCATCACGCCGGAGCCCCAGCACTTGGTGCAGACGTGAGCATCGACTCGTCCTGTGCCGCTGCACTTGTCGCAGACGGCCTCGCCATCGCCCGGCTTGCGCTGCTTCTGGATCCTAGGCGTAGGCTTTGGCAGGTTCGCCATCACTCACCACCAGCCAGCAATGTGCCCGACCGCAATGGTGATTACGATCATGGCGAGGACGAGGATCAGGAGCATAAGCTCCTGGAATGTAAGTTTACCCATTAGACAGTCCTTTCTCCGGAATGCATGTGAAAGCACAAACATTGTGTGCACGCAGCATGGGCCTATGCGTCAAGGTCTCGGCCTCGTATGGCTTAGGGGGTGCACCCCCACCCGTCCTATGCCCCACCATCATTGCTGCTGCCAGCACAACACAAGGCGACTCCCTGACGCAGCCAGTCACCGGGAGTGCCCGCAACAAGGCGACTCCCCGCACCCATCCCGGCGCATTAAGGTATCGCTTTGTTGTTGTGAGGTATCTCTTAACCATAGCAGTAGTTCCTTTACCAGCAGCACAGCAGTTCCTTACGAGCTGGGAGCCTCCCTATGTAGGACAGAGATATGCTCCGGTAGCTTCTCCTGCCTTACCATAGCAAAGCATTCCGGGCATTCCAGTACCACAGCAACAGCAGCAGCGAGGTCGGTCGTTAGGTAGCGTACGGATATTGTGATAGGAACGGCGTTCACGCGGGCTCTCTTCGTATGTACCCAGGATGGTTATCAACAGGCCGTTTTCTAGCCCTAGCAATTACGGCCTTAGCATTTCTCGCCTGTCGTGCCGACCTCGCCACATGATGCGGATGGCACAATCCGCGCAGCATTTCTAGTCGATGGTCATCACTGCCGCCTACATGATCCGCTTCCGTACTGTCCTGTCCACAAGAGCCTTCCTCATCAGGCAGCGAGCCGTAGCGGCAGACCGGATCTCGCGCCAGGACCGCGAACCGGATGCCGCTCCAGCCAGGTGGCAGTGGTGTAGACCGCCACGACGTACTGCTCACTTGTCGCCTTCCCCTCCATCGAGCGTGATTATACTCCATTCTCCACAGTAGTGGACATTAACCAGGAGTAATCGCACAGAATCCATAAGCTACTCGACTTGACCCCAGATCGCAGATATAATTGGGGTACCTAGAAAGGCGAGTTATGAAACCACCATGGCTGCGACGGCTCCACGTCACAGCACACCAGGGTCATCCGGTCACCAACTGCCCGCTCTGCGCGAAGGCAGCCGAATGCGACATTGGCCCGGAGCCCGCCACAGTCATCCGGCCCGCGACCGCGAGCCGCGAGCTAGCCCGTTACTGCGACGATCATGCCCGCATGTACCTCGGCTGGGGCGATACCTTCCACAGAATGGACCAGTAATGCTTAACCACGAGCTTATCACCGCCATCGGTAGTTTCTCCGAGGTCGCAGCGCAACATTCCGTCACAGTCGTCAATCCTGCAGTCGACGGCTCCGACCACGCCAAGTACAACGTCGGCACGGTCACATTCCTTTCCGGCACAATGCCGGCCGACACAATCATCGAAACCACGCGCGAGCTAGCAACACTGACCGTCGCGCAGTTCATCGACGGTCTAACCTCCGAGCACCCAGACGGCACAGCACAGGTATTCGTCCGCGACTGGGAAGGCCAGCTTTACGCCTACTTCGACATCGACCGGGTACGCCGCTCCGGTACCGAATACCAGCTCATTCTAGGCGACTGGCGCTGTGGAGGCTCATGATGCCTACAATCGCGATAATCGCAGTAGCCGTTCTGCTATACAGAGCACATCCGGCTCTATTCGCCTGGAATGCGACTGGTTTCCATACCTTCCTCGCCTTCGCAGTCGTCATCGCCACTGTTGCATTCTGGCGCCGGAACTAGCGCGAATTACAACAATTCCAGTCCCGGAACAGCACCTGCAGGAAAACTACGCGAAAAGCGCGAAATAGCAGCGTTTTAATGTAGGACTTTTAATGTAGGACCGTCCTACATTACCCCGCGCTCTCCCTCCCTATAATATATGGATAGATGATGATGATGACATGCTATTATTATGTAAAGGCAAGCTTTAAGGTTGGGGCGTTTTTCCGGCCGCGCGTAGTCCGTCCTACATTAAGCCGTCCTACATTCACTTTGTCTTGCGTATTTTGCGGTATCGAATCGATTTACGGCCCCGATATGTGTAATTTTCCGACTCAACCATCCCAGCTAGACCAAGCTCAATCAGCACGTCTGGGACAAGACTTCTATCAGCAGAATTGAATCCGCTCATCGTAATCTTTGTATACGTCCGGAATTCGCTGTAATCGAGTAGCGCGAGGACTCGCTTTGCGATCTTAGTGTTAACGGTCTTGGTGTGAGACGCCTCCGCAGCAGCGCGCCGCTTACCTTCCGACCGTCCAGCAGCCTCATTCGCTGCTGCTGCCTTCTCCGCTAGTACACGTGCCACATAGTCGCGAGTATTCCCGCTAACCTTCATGACGTACGCTGATAGCTCCCAGTCCGACTCACGCAGCTCATCGGAGCCGTCCAGGAGCGCGAGCCCGGCCGCGACCTTTAGCCGCGTATAGAACGCATGCGCCTCGCGGTCATCGTCGTTGTCGTTCTGCAGGTGGTAATTGAAGATCGCTTCATCCGCGAGATCCCACGCACCATCGAACACAGGCATGACGTACGGCCCATCGCTATAGCCAAGCGACTCTACTAGGCCAGGAGGCTCCCAGTCCATTGGACGGGGCATCTCCGGCCGTTCCCTAGGCATGGTCTCATCTCGCGCTGGTAGCCATAGCCAGCGTTGCGCGAATCCGCTGTCCATATCACCCAGGATAACTTCGCCTCGCCCAGGCTGTACACCAGCGATGATACATCCACGATAAGTATGGTCTTCGATTATGACTCGCGACTCGCGGTTAGAGTACCCAAATCCAAGCGCTTCACCAGAGTAAAATTTCCGCATCTCCGGCGACAGGGTAGAGCCCGACCGGCCGTGAAGTGCGCCAAAGGTGTCGATTTCCGGAATTGTGAAGATAACCGACTCCGCTACACGGGCGACTTCGATAACGCCAGTTTCCTTGTTCTTCATGGACATTCCGTATGACTTGGCGATACCCTCGCCAGAGCCAATCGGAATCCGGTCTACCTTGTCATCAATAATCCCCATGATTCCGGTCCATCGGAAAGCGGCTCGCGCTGCCCGCGCAGCAGCATTCTTCCCGATGCCGGGCTTGCCGACGATAGCGATGAGCATATTGAGCGTGCCTTCGCCACCAATGACCGGAGGTAGCAGCAGAGTCGATGGCGTATGACATACCGCCTCAGCCATAGCTTCGCCAAGCACGGCCCACGGCGAGGCGCGGCGAGCGCGAGCCGACGTACGGATATGCGCCAGAACCGGCCTTGATTCCCAGAACGCTATCTCTTCAGCACTTTCCGCATGTTCTGTCGTTATCCGTCTCGGCTCAACATCCCTGATGCCTTCCAGCTCATCGCTGTCTGCGTCCGGTGCTGGCCGGAAGCTAGCCGACTTCCGCATCAGTGAATGAATCCATTTATCCGGATTTCCGCCACGAGCCGGGTACCATGGCCTGTCCTCGTCAAACACAGGCATCTTCAGCAGGAAGTTCCGGAGCGTATCGGCAATAGCCGCGTCCGGCATTCCACGGAACATATACTCCATCACGAGGCCGAGCAGAGCACCGCGCTGTTCGCCTGTCTCGGCTGTGAGCGCGGTCTCCATCCATTCGGCCGGAGTCTTCCGCGAGCTACCGCTACTAGCGCCAGTAGGCTCGCCATTACTCCACGGCAGCATCGCGAACGCCGCAGACGGCTCGTGTGCCCAGGGAGTTGCCTGCCAGTGGACCTCCGATACCCAGCGGTACGGCCGGAGCGCTCCGTTGTCGCCTGCGGCCTTAGATGGCCTAACGGTCGGAGGGATAAACACGAATCCGCTGCGCGCCTGGAGGTCGATTCCCTTGAGCAGCTTCTGCCGGCCAACACCCTGCGACGCGATGTAGAAATGCGCGCCGCGCGACGGAGTAGCAGCGATGCCGAATATCTCTGGCGGATCTCCGGCTAGGCATCGTAGCAATACCCGCCATGACAGATCTCCGCCATTACGCGGATCAACGTCAATGATGTCAAAGATAACCCCACCGAGAGCGCCAAGCCCCATACCCGGACGCCAGCGCTCAATAGCGGCGTGCGACTCGTCTCCGGCCTCTGTGTTCTGCCAGTCAAAAGCTCCACGTGGATTGCCGTCATCCCCAAGACGGCAGCAGAATATAGGCACACCCATCTCGGCCAGATTATGCGCAGCAGATAGCGGCTCGCGATATTCGCCGGAAGCGGCTATACTCATGAGTGGTGGTCCTTTCGGGAGATAGGGACTCTGGAGGTCCAGGTGCCGGGTAGCGTGCCTGGACCTCCCTCTATTCTACCTCTAAACGTTACGCAATTCTTTGCGGCTTTTCTTTCCCGGCCGTACCGGGTATAGTCGGTATTGCGCCGCCCAACCCTGAGGCCCTCGCCTGCCGACAGGGGATAGAGCGCAAGGGGCCGGCCAGGACTGGTGGAGCTGCAGACTCCCTGGTAAACCTGGCCGGCCCATTCTAACCAAAGGCGACGGAAGGCGAGCCGATGACTACCAGGCACCTCCACATAATGGGCATAGACCCAGGCGGAACGACCGGATGGGCGCTGCTGACTGTGCCGCGCGATTCGGTATTTGGCGATGGGCCATCCGCAATCCTGGAATGGGACTATGGCGAATTCTCCGGCGCAGAGCCCGTCCAGGCGATGGCGCTCGCGCGGCTAGTCCGCGAGGTCCAGTCACTCGACTACAAGACCGGCCCAGCTCTTATCATGGAAGGCTGGGACATTGACCCATCATTCCGGTCTACTGACCCAGAGACGCTCAGCCCTGTACGGCTAGGCGCGATGATGACGCTACTCGGCCACCAGAATCAGCTTGGCGATTCCACACTACATTTCCAGTCGCGAGGTATCGCCTTTAGCACGGCGACCGATCACCGGCTAAAGCAATGGGGATTGTGGATTGCTGGTCCAGACCATATGCGAGCGGCAGTAAGGCACGCCATAACCGCGCTCCGGCTCGCGAAGGAAAATATGGAATTCGCAAAGAAACTATGGCCATATCCTCCTGGATGGGATATGGCAAATCTCTATCCGGAAGCGATTTAAGAATTTCGGCTCTGTGCGTAGAAACCACAGGTATGTATACGCTACGGTAGGCCGAGGTAGGCGAGGGATTCACCCACGCCCACAGCAGGAGGGGACATATATGTCCAGCAGGAGACGGCTCTTCACAGGGCTCGCCGGAGCGGCACTCGCGCTAGCGCTCGCCGGAGGTGGGGCTGCGGCCGCATCCGCCAGCACCGCTGCGCCGGCCACACTGACGGCCGTTCACCATCCCATTCCGATGCCGGTGAAGCACCTGAACGGCTTCAACGTCCTCAAGCTCGTGGACGGCACGACCACGTACACCTACCCGGCGCTGTTCCTGTCGCACTACGCCGGTGGCGGCGTGTGGGTGATCTCCGGGATCATCCGCGACAACTACGAGCCGGTGCACGTCAACCTTCAGGTGCACGGCATCCAGTTCGGCAATGATGTGGTTCTCAGCGTCAGCTACCCCACGACCGGCCCGGACGCCGGCAACCAGGGCGTGCGGACGTTCAGCGGCGTGATCGGCGCTGGCGAGCACGTCACCGGCGACTACTCGGAGACCGGGCCGGAGAACATCGCAGGCACGTTCCTGCTCGTGTTCCCGGCGCACTAGTAGCCATCCCCCAGGGCTAGCTTGCTGTCGCTAGCCCGACCGCGAGCCCGGTCACGCCGACCACCCCCGGCCGAGTGACCGGGCTCGCTCAACAAATTGGGCCGCTTAACCAGAGAGGTCACAATGACAGAACTAACCGGGCCAACCAGGCGTAGGTTCCTCATCGGAGCCGGAGCGGCCGCAGCCGGCAGTGTCGCCCTGCTAGCCGCGAGCGGTGGCGTAGCTCTCGCGCAGACACACCAGCCGAACTGGGCATGGTGCTCGCTGTGCTCGCAGGCCTACGATGGCGGCTCGCCATTCCAGGGACGCGGTGTCTGTCCTAAGCAGCCGGGCGACGGTCATGCCGCTCCGGGCTGGCATTACTCGATGATCTACAACCAGGGCACGACCGGAGGCCTGCCGGGCACGCCCGGTTACCAGAACGGCTGGCGCTGGTGCCAGTACTGCTACTCACAATACTGGCCCGGCACGAATGCTAGCGGTCAGTGCGTCGCGAGCCGTGGCGACGGCTCACATTCTCCCGGCGCGAGCTTCAGCTACGCCATGGCTGTCGGGCTCTCCGGCGCTGGCTATCAGGGTGGCTGGTCTCCGTGCGCCGCGTGCTCGACTCTGTACCACTCTGGTTCCGGCTCCGGTACTGACTGGGGCTACTGCTACGTCAACGCCAACAGGTTCGGCGGCAAGGTGAGCCATTCCCACAACGGCAACTGGCCGTACGTCGTGATAGTCAACTCCACCTGACCGATGCCCAGTTACGAGGTCCGGTACTGGCGACTATGCGCCGAGAGCACGGCTCTGGTCGCCAGTACCGCTGCGCAGCGAGGCGTCAGCCATCGGTTCGTGACGCTGATGTGGGAGGACGCAGCGCGGTACGCCAAGATGGCCGATGACCTTGAGAAGTGGGAAAATACTGTTCCATGGCTTCCTCGCTCGCGCTCGCTTTCCCGCAGAAACTAGGGTAAGATTGCCCCTAGGCGAACGAAAGGCGAGAAAATGAACCCGAACACCGCGTGGGCGAACTTCTACCTCACGACCACCCTCACCGCGCGCCTCGCGCTAGGCAACGGCCTTAGCCGCGAGGACGTAGCCGGATCGCTTGAGAGCCTCGCGGCCGCAATCCGTACGCAGGACTGCGCCGAGGACATGAGCGCGATTACCGGCGAAGTCACTCCGGGAGAGGTAAGCCTGTGAAACTAGGGTAAGATTGCCCCTAGGCGACGAAAGGCGAGCGAATGTACGATCTGTGGACGATAGAGGTTCCTGGTAGGTTCCGCGATGATGTCGCGTACCTGGACCTGGAGACCGTGAAGGTGCCCTGTGCCTTTACCTTCCCGACCGGCGAGAAACTGGGACGCCGGTGGAGCGCGTTCCTAGCTGGCGTGGCGCGTAACGGAGAGATCCGGTTCGTGGAGCGCGACCGCGATGATGAGCTAGGCTTCCTGGATGGCGTGTACGAGACTATCGGTGGAGAGTCGGCCTATGAGGTCGTCTACCGCGCTACCCGGAAGTTTGATGAGATGATCCTGCGAGGCCGGTTTACTTACGCGAGGCGTGGGCCGGCTGAGAGCCCGTTCTACCCGGCTCTGCGGGATGCGGAGTACCTGAACTGGGTGTGCGAGCGGCCGAACCCTACTTGCTGGTGGGAGTCGGAGCGCGAGCGCGAGCTACCGAGTGCGGACGTTCCTGCGACCTATTATGGTCTTGGCCGTGAGCGCGATACCGGCCTAGTCCTGATTCACCTTCTGCGTGACGTTGTCGGAATGATCGGCGCGTACGGTGATCCTAACGAGACCTGCGCCGCGTGGTGCCGGCAAGTCCTGACCGACCGCGAATTCGCGGAGCGCGTTCTGTTCGGCCCGGAAGAGGAATCATGAAACGAGCCTTCGTGATATCGTGGCTAGTCCTCTGTGGGCTGACCGGAGCGTTCCTCTCGGTCATCTGGCTGACGCAGCCGACCGGCACGACGTTCTGGGCTCTCGCGAAGGCACTAGGCAGCCTAACCGTGCTCGCGGCTCCGGCCGCGCGCTACCTCCGGAACAACCGCAGAGAAATTCCTGAGAAAGTTCAGAAATCCGTAGACGGCACCCCAGACATCAGGTAGAGTTGTCTCAACGGCCCGGAAAACTGGGCCTAGGCGAAAGGCGAGAAAATGACCGAGCAGACCACCACCCACGAGGCCGCGAAGGATGCCGAGGTTCTGGCGGGTGTCCTGAACCCTCCCAAGGCAGAGACCAAGACCGATGCCCCTCCGCGCCGCTCGCGGCGTGCGGCGAGCGCCAAGCCCGCGACGGAGACCACGACCGCGAAGACTCCGGCGACGGCTCCGGCCGGACGGAAGGCGCAGACCGGCAAGCCCAAGACAGCGACCGCGAAGACTCCGGCGAAGGCTGCCGCGACCGGCGTGAGGACTCCGGCCAAGGGCAGGACTCCGGCCGCGAAGGCGAACGCCACCCCCACTCCCAAGGCCGAGCAGAACGGCTCCGCGACCTCGGCGCGCGAGGGCAACCAGGTTCTCGCCCGCGAGCTGATCGACCTCGTGGCCGGGCACTTCGCCGGTCACTCCAAGGCCGACCAGGAGAAGATCGCGAACTGGCTCAAGGTTCTCCCGACCGGTGGTGCCGCGTGGCAGCGCTACTGGCCGGCCAAGTTCGCCCGTCCGACCACGTCGGACTGGCGCAAGCCGGAGTAGGAAGCCGATCAGACTGCCGGGCTCTCCGGAGCCCGGCAGCAGTACGCTCTAGCGAAAGGCGAGATCATGGCAACACCTACGATGCAGGACTGGCAGGATGCCGATGTGTCCGCGAGCGAGCTGACTCCGCTCATCATGCGCGGCATGGACTGTGTCAATCCGGCGAAATTCGAGCAGCACGTTAGGGCCACGCTCGCAGCCTACTTCGCGCACGAGGCAGCTGCGCTCCGCGAGGCAGCCAGGACTCCGCTCCGGTACCGCTGCGACGAGCACGGCCTGCCCGACCTCGCGGAGCCCTGCAACTACCCGCACGGAGGCGACTGGACAACCGAACTTCCCCGCATCATCCGGGAAGCAATCGACTCCGGCGAGCCTCACACAATCGTCGTGCCCAACGAGGCACGCAAGCAGCTCGCGGAATCGGCTCTGGCCCGTATGGGCACAGCAGCCGACATAGCCCGGATCACATTCAAGGTTCAGGATTAAGGCACGGCCTGCCTGGCTGGTGCCGGTCTCCGACCGGCTCCGGCTAGGCGTACCGTCCGGTACGTCTACTATGCCCTGAAAGGCGAGAACACCATGTCTTACGTTATCCCCACCACGGCCCAGGAGCCCACCACCGCTAAGCGCTCGCGCTACCTCCGGCCCGCTATCCTCGCTGCGGTCGTTACGGCCCTCCTGGGGCTGGCTGTGGCCGTCTGCGCCGCGCTCTCGGTCGGCCCGTTCACGGCTTCCGCTCCGGCGAGCCCGGCCAGCGTCCTAACGGCTGACGGCTACTCCGTCACGCAGACGCTGACGGCTGTGCAGATGAAGGCCGCAGGCGACTTCAACGACAGTTCCGGCAAGATGCTGGAGCCGTACGTTGTTGCGATCGCTGCCGGCACGCACGGCAAGACCGGCGAAGGCGTGGTCCAGCTGACCGACTCCGGCCGTACCATGATCGGTGCCATCCTACCGCTCGCGAACTCAGGCTCATTCGGCTCCGGCGTGACCGCCCACATGTCGGGCAACTTCCTCGTCCTGGACGGCCCGGCTGGCCAGGTCGGCTTCATCGGCGGCTGAACGTCTCTGGCGGCATTCGCCTCCGGAGCTAGCGACAGGATGGATGGGAGGTGAACATGGATTTCAATTCCCAGGGTGCCAGCTGCTTCGGCGGTGATCTCGACGTCAGGCAGGCCGGCACCGAGAATCTGGGCTACAAGCTCCTGAGCGCGTGGCCCGACACCGACCGGCTCAGCCGGTAAAAAACCACAAGAAAAGTACCGCGTGGGGTAGACTCCGGTCGGCCCTGCGCGGTACTATTGTAGTAGTTGGCCCGGTAGGCCGGAAGCGGCGAATTCTGCGGACATGCTAAAGGCAAGGGCAGCGGCACCGGGCCAGCCCCAGGCGAAAGGCGAGAAAATGATGTTTCACGAGGACGGGTGCGTGGTCCCGAATATCGAGCTTCACGAGTACGTTCTGAAGTTCGCTCCGGTCTGCGATCACTCAAAGTTCCGGTCGGCCGAGATCACCGTTAGGGCTCCGTCTCCCGAATCTGCGCGGCGTCGTGGAGCCGACCTTGTGCCGGTCATGAAGCTCGCGCTCGTGGAGGTGGTGCCGGTATGACCGGTGTGTTCGTTGTCGGCCTCGTGGCCGGCGCGCTCCTGACGGTCGGAGCGCAGAACCTCAAGCGCAAGATCCAGCGTAAGCTCCGCAAGATACTCCGGCCGCAGGTCAAGGGTCAGATCCGGAACGGAAGGCGAGTCAAGTGATATCCGAGGTCTGGGACGTATTCCAGTTTTTCTACCGGCTCCTGCAGCACTGCGGCGGGCACGCTCTCCATTTCATGGAGCACCTACTTGACATGTTCATCGACCTCCGCGCAAGCGCGATAATCTGAGGAGGTGAGAAAAATGCGTAACAAAATCGAAAGGTGCATCATCTGCAAACGGTGGATTCACTTCTGCACGTGCGGCAACCCATTCAGGAAGGTTACCAGATAGCCCATAGCTCCCAGGAGGCCACGCGGCCCGGCCGGACTGGGGCAAGAGAGCCCGGAGATGAAGTGACTCCGGGCTCTCTGGCTTTCCTAGGCGTGGTCGCGGAGCCGATGTGCGCCGAGCGAGGCCGCGTCCACGTACTCATCATCGCATTCCGGGCACAGGTACAGCTTGCGTATCGAGTCGGCCGGATGGAAGATAAGCCCATCGGTCGCGCGCTCCGGCTCGCCTTCCTCGGCCACGCCATCGCCCGGAACAGTCATGGCTGTGTCCTCCAGAACGCCAGGATCAGCGCCACGACGATAACGCAGATGGCGATTCCGGCCGTAGCGAGACCTTCCCACAAGCCCATCATCCGGACTCACCCCATTCAAACCGCGCCTCGCGAGCGCGGCGCAGGCCATCCTGCGCCCAGTCGGGAACGCCGAACGGGAACCCATCGGTCAGGCGCTGCCCCGTCTCAAAACTGTCCTCAATCGCGACATGCGGCCGTTTCATGGGGCAGCCGGGCTCCGGTCGCCACGCCACACCCCAGAGCCGTCGATGGTAGTGCAGCTGAACCGGCCAGGCAATCGAGTGGAGACGTGGCACATCGCCAAACACAACGAGGTCGTGCCCGGAGCCGCAGAGTGACATCCCACAGGCGAGCGCGTAGAGACGGCTCATTCCGGCAGGGTCCAGAAATCCCTTGACCTCGGCCCATTGCCCGGTGCCTAGCCAGAAGTCGGGCAGGTAATTGATCCGGCCGCGCGGAGTATCGACCGTAAAGCCCTCCGGCTCATACTCCCAGTCAATCCTCAGCTCATTGAAGAACACAGCCCAGCGTGCTTCCAGCCGTGACCGGAACTTGTATCCGTCATACCGCGTCTCGATAGCCTTAATAGTCATAGAGCTATACTAGCCGGAAACGCTAGTTTCCGGGAGGCAACAATGGCCGCCAAACTTGACCGCGTATCGGAGATCATCGAGCACGAGTCGATAGCTGAAGGCGAAGAACACGTGACCAGCTATCACCGCTGGGCAGCCGCAGAGCTGATCTGGCAAGAGGTCACAGAAGGCAAGTCACGGCGCGAGCTAGGCCGCGAGATCGGCAAGAGCCATACGCACGTCCGGTACATGTTCAACTGCTGGGATACCGTTGGCCAGAAGCTGGGCCTATCGTATGACCAGCTGCCCAACTTCAATACGGTCTACAACTCGCCGGAGATTCGTGGCGACATTGACGGTGACGGCGATACCGGCCAGAAGCGGCGCAATGATCACGAGGGCGAGGACCACAGCGCGCATGGCATCATCATGGCCATGGCAACGCTAGTCGGGCAGCCGGCCTACATCGACCTCATCACCGATGATGACTGGGTGATCCTTGGCGAGCTACCGGGCCAGATCCGGCGATTTTTGCGGGATGCCGGCCGCTGAGCGCTTATGGCCGCTTACTCGCTCGCGCTTTCTAAAACCACCTACAGCTTACCGCGAACCGCGTACTTTCCACGCTTACCGCTTACCGCTTACGCCTACCGGAAAGCGAGCCCGCGAAAGATGCTCGACTAAGTAAGTGATAAGAGGGTATCATTGCCATAACGGGCTATTACGGCCCCACCGAGAATGGCCGTCCTCGGTGGAGCCTAGCCCACCAGCTAAGCGGAGAAACTGGAGGGCTTATGTCCGATCCTACGCCTACCGGCTCTTACCGGAGTAGGCTGGCAGCGTTCGCGCGGGTAGCTTACACCCGCTTTATCTGGCTGCTCGTACTCGTGCCAATTCTCGGCGTGAGCGCTTACTCGCTTTTCTGGGTCGCGCGCCACTTTGGCGTGCCGCCATACATCGCGATCTTCATGAGTACCTGCTTTGACGGTGCGGCTCTGGTCGGAGCCGACTACTCGCTAAAGTATGCACAGAAGGGAATGTCTGGCTCCAAGCCGCGCATATTCGTCAACTGTCTGGCGCTCGTGTCGGCATTCCTCCAGACCTTCCACGCCCGGCTGGCCGGCGAGCCTCCCGGCGCATGGCTAATGTGGGCGAGCCTTCCCGTCATAGCAGCCGTCCTGTACGACATTCACATCCACTATGAGCGGCGCAAGGCGCAAGCGCGAGCCGGTTCCATCTACCCATCGCCACTGCCCAAGTACGGCATCATACGCTGGATCCTGTTCCCACTCTCCACACTGCGCGACCTCCGCGACATTGTCGTGGCCCGTTCATCTGCGCTCCAGATCGTGGCGCTGACGCTGGCTGAGGAATTCAAGCGCGAGGCGCGAGCCGTCCGGAACGTCCGCGAGCGTATCGAGCCCGCACCCGCAGAGCCGGCCAGCAGCGGCGCAGAGCCGGTCCAGGAACGCACGGCCGAGGTCGCGCCTCCGGAAGTTCTCAAGCAGCACCGCGACCGGCGCGAGGCCGCTCCACGTGACGGTACCTGGGAAGGCCGTCACAAGCCAGACATCCACATTCGTGAATGGGCGCTAGACCGTCCGGAGTACCGTGGCCGTGTTGGCCGTCGCGGCCCGCTACCGGATGACGTCAAGGCTGCCTACCGCGAGGCTCATGAGAAGAGTGGGTAATGACCGGACTGATCTTGCGTGGCCTCCACGTACAGTGGTGGATACCGTTCCTGGTCTACTTTGGGCTGTACATTATCACGGCTTCCGCGTGGATCCTCAACGGCTACGGTCAGGAATACCTCGGCTGGCGACATCCCGGACGGCCCGGCAAGATCCACCGCGTACTGGTACGGTTCCACACGGGCGCACACTTCCATCCAGAGAAGTCTTTTGGCGATGAGAGGCGACTCCGGTCTGCGGCCGGAGGCACCAAGAAAGCGACTCCGGAAGGCACACTTGTCTACTTCACGCCCCACTCGCGACTTTACCGGGCCATCCGCAACAACCTGGCTGTCTTCACCGTCCTGGTCCTGCTAAGCTGCCTGGCGTTCGCTCCGGCCGATACGATCCGCGCCATAGTCATCCTGATCTTCTGCCTGGTTATGCTCCGGCTCGCGATCTGGATTATCCGGGCTCGCGCGAGCTACCGCAAGACTCATCCGGTCCATGCGCCGGCCATGGCGCAGACGCAGGTCGCCAAGCGGGTGTTTGGAGCCGACGCAATGACGGTCGGCACGAGGCCGATTCTCGTTGAGGAAGAGAAGCCACAGCTGGAAGGCATCCCCAAGAACGTCCTGGCTTCGCTACTCGCGAGCAAGATGGGCTGTTCCTCGGCCGAGGCAATGAGCCTGCTAAAGATGAGCCCGGAGCGCGGCGAGCTACGGCTACCGGATACGTTTGCGGCCCTGGTGCGCGACCGCGAGTCAATCCAGGAGATCATTGAGGCACATACGATCGGCAAGGTTCGCTTCAGCTGGAACACTACCGTCAGCCCGCGCTCGCTCGCCTGGATACCGGTCATCATCCCCAAGCTGCCGAGCATGGTGCGGCTCCGCGACTACCTCCCGGCCATCCAGGCTCTCGGAGCACGGGAGACCGGGCTAGGCGTCCGGGCTGAAGGTTCGGTGTACGTGCAGAGCCACAACGGAGACCTCCCATGGTGGTGCAGGTTCATGGGCTCCGGCACGGGCAAGTCGATGAGCTTCATGGTAAAGGTCGCGCAGATCGCTCACAAGGATCCAGCGGCCCAGATATACTGCATCGACACCAAGCAGGTCAGCTTTGAAGCTCTCCACGGGATTCCCGGCGTCCATATCTTCGACAATCCGGTGACGGAGATGGATAAGATCTGGGATATCTTCTACAAGCTCAACGGTATCCTGGAGGAAAGGTACACGGCCGTCCGCGAGCGGCGGAAGCATCTGTCTGATTTCGGTGACATCTGGATCTTCTGTGATGAGGGCAACCACCTCGGCGGCAAGCTCAAGAACTACTGGACCAAGACTCTTGGCGAATCGAGCGCGAGCCCGTCTGTGTGGGCTGAGGCAATCGCACCGCTACTCCAGCAGGGCCGGCAGGCCAACATGTTCGGTGAGTTCATGTTCCAGGATCTGACCGACCGGGCGATGGGAGGCCAGTCCCTCAAGTTCGCGTTCAGCGCGTTCTGCGCAGCTGGCTTCCAGCCCAACCAGTTCATCCGCACAATCGGCTCGCCTGGCGAGGAATGTCTGGAAGGACCGGGTAAGATACTAGTGTGCCAGGGCAACAAGCGAACCTGGACGCAGGGCTTCATGGATGACGAGCAGTGGCTACACGACTACGCGCTGGTGAACCGGAAAGGACTGGCGGCATGATTAGGCGATGGATGGAGCGGAGCGCGAGCCGCGCACAGATGTCCCCAGCACTAGCCGTCCTCATCATGCTGATCGCAGCTGGCATCATGATCTACATCTACCATGAGGTCATCATCCAGACGCTGATCTACATGCTGATCGCAGTCGGCATCATCGCCGGTACGGCCGGAGTAGTCGCGTTCACCATTTCCACCTTCCGGTGGCAGAGGCGACGGTCACAGGCAGCCATCACCGGAGCCCTCCGGGCGCAGGGCGTGGATACGTCCGGCATCCAGTTCGGCAAGCCGGGCGAGCTGCCTGTGCTGCCAGAGCAAGACCAGATGAACCAGGCAGCCGATACCCTCGCGGATGAGGGCGTGGAGCTTGAGTGGAACGTGCAGGATGGTACGCTCCGCGCGAAGAAAGACTGAGCACCAGCTCTGTAAGCTTGTTCGAATTATATTTCCTGCTGCAGTCCGTTCTGCATTCACCTGAAAGTTTTCTGCCAAACCGTTCCGTTTATGGCAAACGTACGGTAGACTTGTGGTATGAGCGAAGGAAAGGCGAGCGAGGCGAGGACAATGAAGCTGAATGCCTGGAACATGAGCGACGGAACCGTGGAGATCCACGCGGTAGGGTGCAACCACCGGCCGAACAGCCGGACGCGGCGCACCGGCCACTTCCAGCAGGATCAAGTCGAATTCGGCAAGACCGACTGGGCGAGCCAGTATGACTTCGCCCACGACTACTGGGACAACGGAATCCTGGAAGAGCACGAGGCCGAGAACGGCGTGGGCTCATTCGATGTGATGCAGGAGATGGAGTTCAAGCCCTGCGTGACCATCCCGGTCGGCGGCCCGGCTCCGGCCGCGAGCGAGCCGACCGGTAAGCGCTCCACGAATCAGGAGCTGGCCCGCTGGCTCGTTGACCTCGTGGCCGCGAATGCGGGCGAGCGGACTCCGGCCGAGCAGCAGAAGCTGGCGAACTGGCTTCACCACCTGCCGACCGGAGGCGCGGCGGCCGACCGCTACTGGCCGGAGGGCTTCAACCGTCCGTCGCAGAGCGACTGGCAGCGCTGAGCGCGAGCGAGAGGCCGGGCGAGAGCCCGGCCATTCGCATTTCTAAATACCACTCTGACCAGGTGAAACTCACTGCAGCTTTTGCGAGGGTAACTACCGCTAACCCATGGCTGCTGCGCTCTGCAGTCGTCTCTGGGCCGTGCAGTGCTATTCTGCGCAGGGTAACCGGCCGGAGCGTGCAGTAACCGTTTTGCGTTTCAAGATGCATCGCGTATAGTCAGTACGTCCGGCCAGAGAGGCCGGCCAGCGAAAGGCGAGAAAGTAATGGGCTTTTACCGCGACATCCGCGCCATGCTCCGGTGGGTGAACCGGACTGAGCGAGCCGCATTCCGTGCGGAGGCCAGGATGGTCGGCAAGTTTACTCCGGAAGGCCAGAAGCGATACCGGCGCTGGCGCCGGCTGTTCTTCTGGGCCGCGCTGAACAAGAAGGTCACCGGCTACTGGTAGGCCAGCTAGGCAGAATGGACCGGGCTACGGCCCGGCCATTTTGCTTTCTAGCGGTCATGGCGTAGACTTGGGTCAGGTCGATGAAAGGCGAGGACGATGACGACCGACCGCAAGACCTGGGAGACGGAGCGCTGCGAGCGCCACGAGCTAGTCTGCTGTGGCGACTGCCTGGATGCGGCGAAGATGAAGCGGACCAAGGATGGCGACCTCCGGTTTCAGAAGGACTGCGCAGTCCAGACGTTCACGGAGATCATGGCGTGCGACTACGGGCTCGCGGCCGAGGTCTTGCTGGCGTCCGGATTCCGGCCTGGCTTCGGAACGTATGAGACCGACATCACCGCCGCATTCGAGTCGGTAGGCTGTACCGTTACCTCGGTGACGTACCTCGGCCCGGTCGGTGCGATGGCCTACTCGCTGACTGGCCGGCGATTTTTCGTGACCGGCCGCAAGGGTGGGAAGGCGCATGCCTGGTCGGTCATTGACGGTGAAGAGCACCGGCCGTACTTCCCTCCGTACCGGTACCGTGTGTTTGAAGTCACCGGATTTTGATATCTGGCAGAAGTAGGGTACACTTGCCGTAGGCGAACGAAAGGCGAGAAAATGGAACTTACCGCGAAGCAGCTAGCCGTAGCGGCTGAGCTTGTGGAAGCTCTCGGCGGCTCAGTCGAGATCGTGGAAATCATCTCCGTGAAAGTCACGGCCGAGGAAGTGGCCGATGACCGCGCGGAGACCGACTCCTGCGAGCGCGGCACTCCGGGCTGCTGCATCCGCCACACCCGCGACTCCGACTGTGAGACGTGGTAACGATGGCGAAGTTTAACTGGTCGGTCTATCCGGCCGATGTGCGGCGTGTAGCCGCAGACATCATCTTCCGGGAAGGCATCCGGAAGTCCGGTTACCCGGCTGCTTACGAGCGTGCGGCTGTTCTCGTGGAGGGCTCTCCGGAGCTTCGCGAAGTTGTGGCCGCGTACGCCGTTAATGAGGCGACTACCCGCGAGCTTGGAGCGGCCATCGAGAGCGCAGAGGCCGTTCTAGCAGACAGGAACGATCGGTAAGGTTGAGGGCAGGTAACTGGAAGGTGGAGGTTCACTCCTACACCGACCGGCCGCGTAAGGTTCTGGTGTGGAGGCGAGGTCACCTCGGCTGGATGTTCCAGCAGGGGATGGTCATCCCGGAGGACGTTGATGCGGCCGTTCTTGAGACGGAAGTAATTAGCAGGCTACCGCAGTAGCGCTCTGTGTGCGTATGCGCTATAGTTGGGGTAGGCGAACGAAAGGCGAGGAAATGGAACTTAGCAAGACTCTGGAGCGGATTCGCGGACTGGTCGCGAAGGCCGAGAGCCTGGAGAGCATAGGCGACCCAGAGAGCATGAATGAGGCGACCGCGTGTCGCGAGATGGCCGACCAGCTCATGCAGAAGTACGCCGTGAAGGAATGGCAGCTCCTGAAGGATGCGCCGACCGGCGTTAAGCCGACCAGGATCAAGGTAGACATAGGCGAGGCCGGCAATCCGTTCCTCTCGGAAGCCTCAACCCTCGTGAACGTGGTCGCGAAGTTCTGCAAGTGCTCGTCCATCTGGATGCGCGGCTCCGGGTACCGTGGCTACCGCGAGGAATACTGCTGGGTCTACGGCTACGAAAGTGACCTGCGGTATTTCGAGCTGCTGTTCACCACTCTCTACCTCCACATGTCCGGCACGATCTTCCCCAAGCCGGACGAGTCGAAGTCACTAGGCGTCAACGCCTATGAGCTTCACAACGCCGGTCTCAACTGGTTCGACATCGCGCAGGCGTACGGCTGGGAGGCGACCGCGAGGCACGACGGCGAAGCCAAGTTCATGTACCGTCACCGGGTGACCGGCGAGCGCGTATCCTGGGCCAAGTCGGTCGGCCGGATCAAGGCCGCGTACGCAGCCGAGGTTAAGGCGCGCGGCGAGGCTCCGCTGCGTATCCCTCCGTCCGGCGCAGAGAACTTCCGCCGCAACGCGGCGCAGGGCTACCTCCACCGGATCTCGCAGCGGCTCCGTGCAATCGCTGGTGGCCGTTCAACAGGCGCAGAGCTGGTGCTGGCCGACAAATCGCAGAACATCGCGGCGATGATCTCGGAAGACTACCCGGAGACCGAAATGCTGAAGTCAAAGGACATACGCTACAACCAGGAGGCGTACCGGCGAGGCGTCCAGCACGCCGAGACGGCCAACCTCAACCCCGCAGCCGGCTCCGCTCCGCGTACCGCGCTAAGCTAGTAGACCGGAGCCCGGCTGGCGTTACACCGTCCGTCAGCCGGGCTCCTCAACTGAGGAGTGACTATGAATGACGCCCACGACAACGCGGCGACCGACAAGGGTATGCTACGGAGATTCAACACGGACACGGCCATTCAGGCTTTCCAGACGGTTGAGCGGCTCCGGCTCCGGCTCGATCAGGAGCAGCACCGGCTTGAGCAGACCATCGGCATGGGCATCGATCGCGAGCGCTACGCTGAGCAGACGGAAGACATCATCAGGGAATTTGAGATCAAGCGCGCGACAGCATCCCGTCGTGGTTTTCTTCCCAAGTAGGGTAGCGCAAACAGCTGCAGTAGGGTAGACTCAGTTCTGTGAGGCCGCGAACGACCGGCCCGGAACGAAAGGCGAGAAAATGAGTATCAAGTGCGGAAACTGCCAGGGACGTCACGACTCCGTGCAGGACGTGTACCTCTGCCATCACGGTGCGGCCGTCAAGCACTCCGGTGAGCGCGTGGCCACGACTGCGGAGCAGAACCTGGCGAAGCACCGCCCGAACAAGTACGCCGGAACCTGCTACCGGTGTGCGGGCCGTGTCGCGGAAATGGCCGGAGCTATCGAGCGCGGCGAGCGCGGCTGGACCGTCCGGCATCTTGACGGTGAGTGCCCGGCTCCGCAGAAGACTGCGCCCGCGCGCAAGGACTACTCCGCGATCAAGGCCGGATACTACGCGACCGTAAGCGCGAGCGGGCACAATGACTTCGACTTCTGGTACATCAAGGAAGGCCGGAAGCCCGGCTACCGGTTCGTGAAGCGCTACCTCGGCGGTCAAGGCCCAATCATGATCTCCGCGAGCGAGGCTCTGAAGGCTCTGGACACGATTATCGCGGAGGGTGTCGACAAGTGTGGCGACCGGTTCGCGGACGAGATGGAGCGCTGCCGCGACTGCGGACTGCCCCTGACCGATGAGACCTCGCGCCGCGAGCGGCGCGGCCCGGTCTGCCGGAACAAGTGAAGTCATGAGCCGGACTACGGTCGTCTACCTGCTCCATTTCGCGGAGCCGATAGGCGACCGCAGCCGTCCACGGATGTGGGCACAGCACTACGTCGGCAGCTATCTGACCGACTCGCGCCTGACCCATCATCGCAATGGCACGAGCGGCGTGCCGATCGTTGACGAATTCTACCGGCGCGGTATCCCGTTCACAGTCACGCGGACGGTTCGCGGCGGTAAGCTCCTGGAGCGCAAGATCAAGCAGAACGGGCATCACAGCGAGTACTGCCCGGAATGCGTAGCCGTACCGAGGAAAGGATACTGGGGTGATCTAAATGTCGCCTGATGCGGCCGAGGACTACGTTTGTAAGTGTGGCCTAGAATTCGAGAACCTTGCTGATCTCCAGGCTCACTGGGCCGATCCGGAACGGCAGGCCGGAGTCCCGCATTACCGGGCCGGCAGATCCAGCTCCGATAAGGAAAAATGGACCGAGGACGGGATCAGAAGTTTTCCGCCCATAAGGTCTGCGGGAGAGAAGCATGCATAGCCTGCTGGTGTTCTTGAACCATCCATCCGTCCGGCTCTGGATCACCGTATTCCTGACGACCTACGCGGTCACGTCAATATTCAAGGCGGCATTCCGGCATGCGGTACTATACCGGGATAGGCCGGTCGGCCGGGTACTCCACCGTATGTTCTTCCACAAGAAAGGGAAAGGCAATGCCTGAGAGCGAAGTCCCTACCATCCTCGGCAGGGCACTGCGAGGCGAGCTGTCCGACCGTGAGATTGCCCTCATCGGGCTCTCCGAGGAAGCCAAGCACGCCATCACGCGGCTAATCGAGTTGAGCCCGGCTCTGGAGGAAGGCATCCTCAACGTCGCGGATCTCGTCTACCGTGATGGCCTGGACTCCGCAGAGAACGGCTACGGCATCATCGGCGCGTGCACCGGCATCGAAGTGGCTCCGGAAAGTCCGGAACTTGAGACGGACATCTGTGGCATCTGCCACAATCGCCACAAGGCTTCCGACACGTTCACGGCCGGAACGTTTACGCTCATAGCCGGTCACGAGTATGAGATCACCACCAAGACTAGCCAGCAGAAGTACCCGCGTATCTGGCGTATGGGCTTCATGGGTGGCCTCAGCCATGCACGTTCGGAACTTCAGTTCTCGGCTCGCGGCCCCGACCGGACGCACGGCAGCCAGTACGGAGGAACACAGACCATCTCGGCCGACATGATCATCTCGGTCAGGGAAGTCGAGCACTTGCCGCACAAGCGTCACGTCGGCAGAAGGTACTAGGGAGAGGCAGCAACATGGCACAGAAGTTCCCGGTGGAGTACAGCCAGATGACTCCGCAGCAGATGATGCTAAAGCAGGCAGAAGCTCTCGGCATCGAGACGGCCGATGGCGACAAGGACCGGGTAATCCTCGTCAGCCAGGATGTCGTCCTGGTCGTCAACAGGGCTGGATTCGACCCACACACCTGGCGCAAGAACCTATGGCGGAAGTCGCCATGAGCCGGACGCGCGAGCTAGCAGCGGCCGATGAGCTGGAACGGCTCATCCCGGAGCTACAGCAGGTAGTTACCGACCTCCGGCGAGGCCGTGAGATGCCATACTCGCGCGTGTACTGGTTCCGGGCTAAGGTCAGCCGCGTCGTGGCCACACTCGGTAGCGGCCAGCCTCGCAAGGTGATTGAGGCCTGATGAACCGAGACCAGTTCATCCAGCATCTTGAGAACGGCCTACCGGCGACTAAGGCCGTCCGCGCTATCACAGGGCACACACCGGCCATCGTCACGATCGCGGAAGGCGACGATGGCCGGTATTACCGCCGCTACGGCATTATGATGGCCGGCCCGGTTATGGCCGCTCTCGTTGTGCTGGAGATCAATGTCCTACTCGTCCCACCTGTCTCGGTAGACCGGATCAGAGCCGGAGAGCCCTGCGGGCTAGTCCTAAAGGGAATGATCCGGAACGGCTACGTGCAGAGCTACGGCATAACGATCCGCTCCGGCGCGCGGCTCTCCTGGAACGATGAGATCGTTGGGTCGGCTGACGAGATATTCACAGAAAGTCTCTTCTCATGAACACTCACTTCCTGGACGGCCAGGATCCAGCCGAGTCCGCAGAACCGGCCCAGGACAGCCCAGAGCCAGCCCCTGCACTCATGCCGGAGGACGGAGCCCTACGATTCTGGGACTGGGGTTCTGCGCCGCATCCTCGGCCTGCAGACGAGTAGACTTCTGCACCAATCTAGGGTAAGGTTGGGCCTGAAGGCGAGGCGAAGATGAAGGCAGAGATCACCACCGACGGCAAGAAGATTCTTGCGCACATCGACTATGCGAACGGCAAAGGCCCACGCATGGCGAGGCAGGTTCCCGGAGCGCGAGCCGACTGGGACAAGACCGTTGAGCCCAACGTGTTCCTCGGCTGGAAGTACCCGCTCAACATGGATACCTGCCGCGCCTTCCGGCGCGTGTTCGGTGATGAGCTAGTAGTGCTGCCGGCCCTATCGATATGGGCTCGCGACCAGATAGCCAAAGAGCAGCAGCTTGAGGCTCTCCGCGAGGAAGCGCTCACGGACGTTGACCTACTCCGCGTCAAGGCCGAGGCACCAGCGCTGTACGCCGCGCTCCACAACCGCAAGTACCAGATTGCCGGAACGGCTTTCATGCTGACCGGTCGTCAGGTTATCCTCGGTGATGATCCTGGCCTAGGCAAGACGCTGCAGACACTCGCCGCACTGGTGGAATCGGACTCCAAGACCATCCTTGTGGCCTGCCGTAGGACGGCTACCCGGACGGTGTGGGAGCGGGAGACCGCGCGCTGGGCTCCGGGCATTGCGACGTTTGTGGCGCAGGGCTCTCGGCGCGAGCGCGAGGAAGTCATGGCCGCATTCGCGGACCATTCGACTCTTATCCCCGGCACGCGCAAGATGCTGATTATCAACATCGAGATGGTGCGCGCTAAGAAACAGGAAATCTGTCTCAGCAAAGAAACCGTCTGCCCGCAGGTTCACGGCGAGCCCTGCCGTCACAAGTATGAGCCGATTCCTGACTGGCCGTTCCTGTTCGGACAGGAATGGGATGCGATCGTTCTGGACGAGTCGCACAACCTACTCGCGTCCACCGCGAACTACCAGAGCAAGCGGATTACACAGCAGCGATTCGGCGCGGTCATACTCCGGCGTAAGCTCCGCGAGGACGGCCTTGCTATCGCGCTAAGCGGTACGCCGTTCCGCAGTCATATCGAGAAAGGCTGGGGCACGCTTAACTGGCTCCGGCCCGATGTGTTCGGAGGCTACTGGGGCTGGGCTGAAAAGCATTTCGGAGTCGAGCAGGGAAGGTTCGGCAAGATCGTTGGCGGTACGGATGAGAATGGGAAGGCGCGGAAAGTCCTGGAGCCTCATGACATGGATGCCTGGGACCGTATGCTGCGGCCGTATTACCTCAAGCGGACCAAGGACAAGGTTGCGGCCGACCTCCCGCCGATCGCTTACGCCGGAACGCCCATCGACCCAGATGATCCTGAGAGCCCGTGCTACGTCCAGCTAGACATGACGGATGAGCAGGCGAAGATGTACTGGGCGATGGAGGACATGGGAGCCGCTACGCTCGCGGACGGAGTACGGATTACCGCGACTGGCGTGCTAGCCGAGATCAGCCGGCTCCGACAGTTCGCGAACGCCTCCGGCCGGATGGGCGATGACCGCCACATCATCCCGGAGCTGCCAAGTAACAAGATCGAATGGCTCATCGAATTCATGCAGGAACGGCAGGGCACCGGAGCCAAGGTTGTAGTCGCGAGCAGCTTCAGCGAGATGGTTGAGCTTGCGGCCGCTACCCTCCGGAAGGAAGGCTTTGAAGTCCTGACGCTGACCGGCGCGACCTCCGACCGCGACCGGGCCGACCTCGTGGCCCGGTTCCAGGACATGAACGACACGCTCCAGGTCGTGTGTATCAACCGACAGGCCGGAGGCGAGTCGATTACCCTGGACGCGGCCGATGAGATGGTAGTGCTAGACCTTCCCTGGGTTGACGACCAGGATGAGCAGCTCAACGCGCGAATCCACCGCGTCTCACGGATCCATCAGGTAATCATCTACCGGCTAGTCAGTGTCGGCGCGATCGATGAATGGATGGCGAGCCTAACGACCGAACAGCGCGCGGCAGTCGCTAAGGCGAGCCCGCGAGCGCTAAGCGAACTAGCCCTGGAGGCGACGGCATCATGAACGGATACGGAAGCAGCCATGGCAGGAAATTCAAGGACTGGAGAAAGCCTGTGACTGATCGTGGAGACAAGATAGCGCGTATCGGAACGGAGATGGGAAAGTTCCAGGAAGGCGACCTTCTGGAGCTTTGCCTGGATGCCCTGACTAATCCCGGCACATGCGTCACCAACCGTCGCGAAAACATAGGCGACGGAGTACAGCGCTACATAGTGGTTGAGGAACGGGAAGATGAAGCCGGGTACCTGGAGCTTGAAGTCCGGTTCACCGGCTGGCGCGAGCCGGAGCGGCGATATCGCGTCCAGCTAGTCATAACGGAGCAAGAGCCGTCATGATAAAGCGAGCGGTCGATGCGTACCACGATTACCTCCGGCGTTCGCAGGCAATAGCACCGGCCTCTCAGTTCTGGTTCATGGTTGTGTCCGGTCTACTCGGCATCCTATTCCTCTGCCTCATCTACTGGAGATGATATGACCGTCATAGTTTCGCAGCCATATACCGCAAACGTCGATGACATCCGAGATGCGCTCGCGGACTATGGATTCAGCCGGGACCAGGCTGATGAGGTCATCCGGTACACCGTCCAGGATACCGTCAAACGGTCAAAGGAATGGAAGGTTGATGGCGGATTCGTAACGCTCCGCTATTACGGCCTTTCCCGCTTCAGCCTAGAGGATCATACCGGGAATCAGCAGGCGAAAAGAGTAGTACAGCGGCCCCGTATGGGGTATAGTCGAGATAGTGACCCAGTAAACCGTGGAAAGGAAACAACAATGGCACCCAAGCCTCGTGGCCGGCAGGCTCCGGCTCCGGCTCCCGAGCCCGAAGTTGAGCAGGTGGACTTCACGCCGTACCTCGAAAAGCCGCTGTCCGCGACGATGGCCGACTACGCGGTGTGGTTCCGGGACAACGTGGGCGATCCTGACCAGATCGATTCCGACCGGCTCCTGGCCCTCGGCAGCTCGCTGTACACGCACTTCCAGCGCTCCGACTTCAACCAGACGCGGCGAACGGAACGGCGCGCGGCGCGCGAGGCCGAGGCAGCCCCAGAGCCCACCGCTCCGGCCACCGGACGCGGCCGAGGTCGCGGAGCGCGCGGCACGGCTCCTGCGGCCCCTGCGGCTGGCCCTGGGCGTGGCAGGCGTGGCCGGCCCGCTGCTGCCGCTGCGGCTCCGGAAGCGGCCTACTGATCGCTGGACCCTACCGATGCCCCGTGCGGTAGGGTCCAGCACTATTTAGGGACTGGCCAGTGAAGCAGAACGAATCAGAAGCCGATGAGGGTGGAACCTACATCGGCCATGAAGTGGATGGCGAAGGTGTCGAAGAATGGTACCTGCTCCACGGAGGCGATAACTGGCGTCCACCCTGGACATATTAGCTAAGTCCCCTGAGCGGACTGCCCAGGCCGCGATGCTGTGGAGTCTGGGCAGTCCTCTGAAGGGATAGCAAGAGAAAGGCGAGGCGATGGCAACATCAGCATCCATTCCTATCCTGCGGACCTCGGAGCGGGCCACCTTCAAGCGCTGCGTCACGAAATGGAAGTGGGAGTACCACGAGGGCTACCGGCCGCGCTACGTGCAGGCTGACGCGCTCTGGTTCGGCATCGGCATCCACGAGGCTCTGGCGCTCTGGTACCAGCGAGGCTTCAAGCGCGGCCTCCGTCGCGGCGACCATCCGGCCGACTACTGGGACAAGTGGTGCGGCGATGAGATCGCGTTCGCGCGGACGTACCTGGATGATACGTTTGATGAGCCGGTCTGGATGGATGCTCGCGACCTCGGCATAGGCATGCTTGAGGGCTACGTCGATACGTACGGCCGTGACCCACAATGGAACATCATTTCGATCGAACAGCCTTTCCGCGTCACAATTAAGCGACACGGGAAGGCTGTTGCTATTTTCGCTAGCCGATGGGATGGCGTACTCCGGAGCATTGCGGACGGAAAGCTATACCTACTGGAGAACAAGACGGCCTCGCAGATCATGACGGCCTACCTTGAGCTTGACGATCAGGGTGGCAGTTACCTCGCGGTCGCGACGCAGGTACTCCGCGCAAAGGGCATCATCAAGCCCAGCGAGGAAATCGCCGGAATCATCTACAATTTCCTGCGGAAGGCGATGTCTGATGACAGGCCGCAGAATGAGCAGGGTGAGTACCTCAACAATCCTACCAAAGATCAGTATGTAGCCGCGCTGGCCGGGATAGACGGCATGACTGAGGCTCAGCTCCGGAAGCTAAAGGTGGATGCTCTAGTCGCGATGGCGGAGGGGAATTCAATCCTGGTACAGGGTGAGGCAAGCAAGAGCCAGGGCTCTCCGCGATTCGTTCGCGAGCTAGTGCCGCGCTCCAGCAGCGAACATAAGTCCCAGCTCATCAAGATAGCTGATGAGGTCGCGGTCATGAATGCCGTCCGCAAAGGAATCATCCCAGTCACCAAAACCCCAACAAAGGACTGCCCGCGCTGTCCGTTCTGGGTTCCGTGTACCCTGCAGGACCGTGGAGCAGATTCCTACAAGTCCGTACTACGTTCCAATTTCGTGAAAATAGATCCTTACCGGGACATGAGGAAGGCAGCATAATGACTGATACAACAGACCGGCCGCTAACCGGAGTCCGCACCAGGGCACCATCGGCAAAGCAGGTCAGGGAAAACCCACTGGCAATGATCGAGACTGACGTTGAGATTGAGGTTGAAGACCTTTCAGACCCCAATCCAGCCAAGCGGCCGATCAACATTCTCGTACACGGGCCGTCCGGGCACGGCAAAACGCTACTAGCCGGAGGCGCAGCAGATGGCTCGCGCAAGGTCGTGTTCCTATCGACCGAGACGGAAGGCGTGGCGAGCGCACGGGCCATAGGCTCGCAGGCTGGTCTCTGGCGGGCTCCGTCCTGGGAACATGCGGTGGCCGGAGTCCAGAAGGCCGAGCAGGAGCTGACCGGCAAGGACTGGTTTGTGATCGACTCCGGCACGGTCATGCAGGACATGTACATGCGCTGGATCCTAGAGCGCGAGAACGCGATCAATCCAAAGCGCGACCTCGACATACCGGCCGTTCAGAACCATCAGAAGTACCAGAACGGATTTAAGCGCTGGTGCGCCCGGCTAATCGACATGCCCGCCAATGTGATCTTTATCACAACGTCAATGTCGGTTGATGACGCGGAAGGCGAGCCGCGCGTTATCCCGCTGCTACTAGGGAAGAAAGGCGAGATATCAGACGCCATTTCCTCCCAGTTCTCCGTCGCGCTATACTACGCGGTAGCGCGGGAATCGCGGGAGATGACAGGACCAGTTACTAGGCGAGCCCTCTGCCAGCCTTTCCCACCCTGGTATGCTAAGGACCGTTATATGGCCCTCGGCAAGACCTGGGATGTTGAGGAAGGTGATTTCTTCGCGATGTCCCGGATGATAGAGGCAATCGAGAAATCGAGAGGTGCGAGTGGTATCGCAGGAGCAGCCGCTAAGGCTAGCCGACCCAGACGGCCAGCAAGCCGGATGGCTCCGCAAGCACGTGGAGCGGCGGCATCGTCTGCTCCGGTACGTCACAAGAGGGGAGCACACAGCAGATCATAGGCTTCACCAGAATTCCCTAGATCACAGTCACGAATCCGAAAGGTAAACCACCAATGGCTAAGCTCCGCTCAGAAGATGTCGCCAGCCTTGACGTCAAGGAACTGGAATCAGCGGAATACTCCACCGAGGAATTCGACCGCTATTATGGCGAAGTTCCTCCGGTCGGCACCGAACTGACCGCTTACGTCAAGCGGATGTGGTGGACTCGCTCCGCCACAAAGGCGAACGGCTCCGGCAACGACCCCATGCTGAAGATTCTCACCGTCGCGGCCGACAATGAAGGCGACCTGGAGCAGTACAACGACTGCCCATTCTGGCTCAACGCCGCGCTCAACGCAGGCTCCAAGTTCCGGTGGGGCCCATTCCTCGACAACTTCCAGATCTCCATCCGGGCGATCAAGGCCCGCAAGGTCGATGTGGAAGACAAGACCGACCAGAACGGTGCCCCGATCATCTCCATCGACGGCTTCCGGCCGGGCGAGGACTCCGATGAGGCCTGGTGCCGGATCATCACGGAACAGGAGCCGTACAACGGCGTCATGTCGCCTCGCGTCAAGGAATGGCTGCCCTATGACGATGAGGACGATGAAGAGGGCGAGGACGCCGAGGAAGCGGCCGACGATGAGGCCGATGACGAGTATGAGGAAGAGGACGGCGAAGAGGACGGCGAAGAGGCAGAGGCAGAGCCTGAGCCCGCTCCGGCTCGTGGCCGTCGCGGAGCGGCCCGGAGCGCGACTACGGCCGCAGCTCCGGCTCGCGGTAGGCGTCCGGCCGCGAGCGCTCCGGCGCGGCCCGCAGCGTCCGGCTCTGCGCCGCGCGGAGGCCGTTCTTCCGGTCGCGCTCCGGCCCCGGCTGCGGCTCCGGCCCGTCGTGGCCGTGGCCGTGCCGCCAAGGATGACATCCCGTTCTAGCCGCTGACCGTAGACGCCTGCCCGGAAGGTAAACAGGGCATAGCCTTCCGGGCAGGTTTGCAGGAAAGGACCACCACCATGAGCCGTGTCACGATTCTCGGATGCGGCCCTGCTGGGCTGGCGGCTGCTGCGGCAGTCGTCAGTTCTGGCAATAGGGCCACCGTCATGAGCAGCTCTGCTAGGCCGAGCACGCTCTATGGCTGTCAGTATCTCCACGCTCCCATTCCCGGATACGAGCGAGCTGCCCACACTCGCGTTAGCTATTCGCTCATTGGGACAGCCGGCGAATACCGGCAGAAGGTCTACGGCAGCAACTGGACCGGCAAGGTTAGCCCGGAAGACTTCATAGGCGAGCACGACGCATGGGATATTCGCGAGACCTACCTGCGGATGTGGGACCGTCTAATTACCGATGAGGTCGTCCATTTCTACCGGATACCGCTAATCGAGAATGGCATCGTGCCGGATGAGGTATTCGGCTCCAGGCCGGACATGATTATCTCAACCATCCCGGCTCCGGCTCTCTGCTACAAGCCTGAGCACCGGTTCAAGTTCCATGACATATACGCGAACGGCACGACGGATGCGGTACCGTACCCGGAAGACTCCATCATCTGTGACGGTACCGGCGAGCACGACTGGTACCGGATCTCGCGAGTATTCGGATACCAGACAACGGAATGGCCTAAGCCTCCGGCCACGAGCGCAAGCTATGCCCGTGTAGTCAAGCCGCTCGAAACGGACTGTGACTGCTACCCGGAATACAAGCGCATCGGCCGGTACGGAGCCTGGAGGAAGTCTTACCTAGTCCACCAGGCCTTCCCGGAAGTAATGGAGATGATCCGATGATCGCGCTATTCGTAGACGGCCCGGCTAGCGGCTCCGTTCGCGACATCGGTGCAACAGACGCCGAACTACTCGTCAGCACAGATCTCGGCCCCATACACCGGGCGATATACCACATCCACCATTTCGGCCTGGTGAACCGGACTATCCGGGTAGCCTCAATTCACCCCATAGTCGAAGACATCAATCTGGATGATGCGTTCGCTCTCATCGTGTCCGACCTCGCCAAGGAAGCGGTAATCATCCGATGACAGCAATTGTGCTTCCACAGCCGGCCGAGGTAAAGCCACGAGGTCCAGGAGACGGCAAGCCTGTAGTCGCGATCGACATCGACGGTACGCTAGGCGACTACCACGCACACTTCCTCTGGTTCGCAGAGAAGTGGCTGGGAATGCCTATGCCTTCCGCGACCGATATCAACCCTGGACTTCGCCTCTCGGATTTCATGGGCGTGCCACATCCGCTGTACCAGCAGTGCAAGCTCGCCTACCGGCAGGGTGGGCTCAAGCGCTTCATGCCAGCCTATCCGTTCGCGGCTGAGCTAACCCGCAGCATCCGTGAATGGGAAGCACAAGTCTGGATCTGTACTACCCGGCCGTATCTCCGGCTAGACAACATCGACCCAGACACGCGCGAATGGCTCCGGCGTAACCACATCGAATATGACGCCGTGCTATTTGAAGGATTGCTTGAGGGCGGCAATCCGGCCACCAAATACCGTGAGCTAGTCGAGCAAGTCAATCCCACACGAATCGTCGCGGCTGTGGATGATCTCCCGGACATGGTGGCCGACGCAATGACTAACGGAGTCCGGAAGGTCTACCTACGGGACCAGCCATATAATCGGCGCGACGGTATCCCAGGCGTCCGGGTACTATCGCTGGAAGAGCTATGGATGCGAATTACCAAAGACATCGAGAGGTGGAAGGAAAACAATGAAGGATGGTAAAGTCCTCATCATCGGCGGCCATTCCGGCATCGGCGCGGCGACTGCTGAGCTACTAGCCAAACGCAATCCGGAGCTATGGCAGTTCATGCCTACTCGCACCGAGGTAAACGTTGAGGCGCGCTCCGACATTATCACGCTATGCGAGATATACGGCCCGTTCACGCACATCGTCTACTCGGCCGGAATCAACCAGCTCGCCTGGGTCAGCGACCAGAAGATTGTCTACCGTATGGAAGACATGTTCTCGGTCAACTGCGCCGGATTCGTCGCGCTTATATCCGAGCACATACTGCAATACCCCAACAGCGCGCTCTCGGCCGTCGCGGTATCGTCGGACGCGGCCGAGATCCCTATGCGCGGCTCCGTCGCGTACTGCGCCTCCAAGGCCGCTCTCAACATGGCCGTCAAGGTCATGGCGCGCGAGCT